GCCATTTCTCAATGCGCGGGTCTTGGGAGGGGATGCGCCGTGGTTCCTGATCGTGCAGGCACCAGCGGGAGACGTTGAAGAGACTCAGGCGCTTTTCCTTGAGTCCGTATCCGCGCTGGATGCCGCTTCCCCACCACTCGCCGCGGTGGATGCCGGGGCCAAGCGCCATCAACGAGCGTTGACGTTCTTCAACCCATCTTGCGAATCCGTGGTTGTCATTTTGAGGGGTGATCCAGCGGGTGCGCGATCCGGCCAGCATCGACCAGCTTGCGCCGTCCTGATGCCATGAGCAAATCGCTTCTCTGTATGGCTGTCCGCCATCCTCGATGATGGCGATGGTGGCATTGGTCCCGTCGATCTTTTCAGTGATGATGCAATCGCGGAAAAGGCGCGGGATTTTTGGGAATGGTTCAAATGTCGGTGTCATGGTGTGTCGTGGATATGGATTCCGTCTTTGGTGACGAAGGTTTCGCGTGAAGTGAGGTGGTAGAGTTCGCACACGTCGCACTGGTAAACGTAGAGTTTGCCGGTGCGGTGTTGGCGGTTCGGGTTGTTCATCAGGTGCAGGATGAAGACCTCCGCATGAACCTTGAGGCGGAACGCCTTTTTCTTGCGGCAGACTTCGGCGGCGGTCATAATGGCAAAAGAGGTTCGGTGAGTTGGCGTTTAGCCTCGCGGGTGAGGCGGGCGTTTTCGACATGCTCTTTGATGTCGTGTCGCAAGTGGCAGCGTTGGCAAAGATGGGCAAGGTTCTCGGCCCGGATGTCATGCTTGTCGTGCTTGTCCGCATTCATGGCGAATGGCTCGCCAAGGTGGGCGGTGGTGAGAATGACCTTGCTGCCGGTGATTGGATGCGGAGCATAATTCTCCGCTCCACACCACTCACACAAATCACGCGACCGGCGGCGGATGACGCGCACAACGCGCTTCCAGTTGCGAGGGTAGCGGTTCCAATCGACCGGCATGATTCAGATGCGTTTGAATGAGATTTTCCATACCCAAGGATTAGAGCTCCAGCTTCCGGTGCCGTTGATGGCTTCCCACAAGACGGCATAAGCGCCTCGCGCTGTGGCCCATGTAATGCGCTCGCGGTCGGACGGAAATTTCGGGTCATCTCCATAGGTGAAGTCTTCGGGCATCGAAAGCGCAAGAGCGCCAATGTTCAGCTTGGGGAAATTGAAAATGACATTGAAGAGAGCTTCAAGCGGATGACCGACTCGCCCAATCCCCTCCGCCCACGCATCGCTTTCGCTGATGTCCTGCAATCGCTCGGCGCGGATGGATTCGATTTCCATCGCGATGCGGCTGGCCCATCGAGGCATGAGAAGGCAAGGAATGGTTTTGCTTTCCGCCCATGGCCGGGGATCAGGCTTGAGTCTGCATCGTTGCACTTCGGCATCCGTCATGTGACGAAAGCAGGTTTTTTTTCCTTCCGCGTAAGCGATGATCGCGCCTTGAGCGGGGGATTCTTTGACGCATGTATCAAGGTGGAATGCGCCAAGGTGGAAGTTTTCCTTCACCCATAGCCTGTCTCCGGGCTTGCCGTAAGGGCAGCGCATGGCAAACGATTGAAGTGGAGGATGGCACATTGGAACCGGGCCTTGATCGGTGTGCCGCACGGCCATGGGTTGCGGTTTCACAATCCGCCGCGTCTGAGTCTTTCGACCATCGAGGATGGCGCGGACCATCGGCGCGGACATGAGTATCGGGCGCTCTTTCATGGCGTGTAATCCTTTTCAAAGCACCACAGGCGGAAGCAGGCATGGAAGGCATCCAGCGCAGCCGGGCCGTTGTCCCATTGCTTGACATAGACATCCCCCGGCACGTCTGCCGGGATGATGACGGAAATCAGGTCCGGCGGGTTATCCCCCTCTTCCTTCAATGCGTCCGCATAGGCGGCAAGCTGCATGGCCCACTCCTTGTAAAAGCCGGGGGCGCGCTTGCCTTTGAGTCGCTGGGATTTGAAGTCGATCACCGCGCGGCGTCCGTTCTTTCGGATCGCATACAGGTCGAGGCGTCCGGCATAGCCAAGCTCGCCAACAACCGATTGCTCGGCGGAAATCGTGGTTTCGATTTCCTCTTTCAGCCATTTTTCCACGCCGCGGACGTAATCCAGAATCTCGCCCGTGGCGGTGAATGCCCCGGTGGTGGCGTAGGATTCAACCTGCTCGTGCAAGAGCGTTCCCCATTCGGCAGCCTCGCGCCCGATGCGGTCGCTTTCCTCGGCAATGCGGGAATGCCATTGCTCTTCCGGTTCGCCGGGATTTTGCGGGGTGGTGAGCGCCGCGCGGATCGCGTTGTCCTGCAACCATGTTGTGAGCGCGGGCTTGGCTTTCATGCCCAAGATATTCGTGACTGACGGCACAAGGTTCATCTTGCGCGCGTCCGCCACGGTGGTTGGGCGCGGCAGCCCGGTGGATTTTCCAATGACCTCGTGACAGGCGGTGCCGTCACGGTGATACCAGTGGGAGCTTTCAGCTTTGCGGTTGATCTTCATGTTTTGTTGGGGCTTCGGGTCCGAGAATGATGGCGGCTTTGCGGGCGAATGGGACGCCCTTCACGTTGCTTGCTGCAAGGTAGGCTTTCAGCACTTCCGCGCTTTCCGCGGCAATGATGATGACCTTGCCTTGATGGTCGGTGAAGGTGGCAACGCCGATGAAGGAGTTTTCTGAGGATGGTTCGCTCATGGCGCGACCTCCTTCCCGTCCACATAGGCAATCGCGCCGTCCTCAATGTGTAGCCCCTCATTGCCGGGCGATTCCGAGAATTTTTCGATCCAACATTGGAACCCGCGCTCCGCGGCAAGGCCGGAGAGCATCTTGAGGTTGGCGGAGTTCATCAAAGCGCCCTCGCGGATCAGGATGATTCGCAGGTCCGGGTTTTGACTCATAGCGACCAATGCCGAAATCCTGATTTGCTCCGCGGTGGAAAGCTGGGAGAAGAACACGCCGTTCATCAACACTCCTTCATCCGTCAGTTCCAGCCCGTCGATGGGAAGCGCGGCTTCCTTGATGGCGTTCGACTTCTCGATGTCGATTTCCTCAATCCGCCGGTCCAGCGTGGCATACTCTGAGCGAAGCTTTGTCACGCGCTCGGAAAGTTCCTTGTGCTTGCGCGCTTGGCGCACGGCGCGGTTGGTTTCGTCAACCTTGGCGATGGCGTTGCGGGCTTCGGTGATTTGCTCCGGCGCGGGCGCGGCACCCTTGGCCTTGGCGTATTCCTCACGCGCGAGGATGCTTGCGTCGTCAGCGTCCTTGAACTCAACGCGGGCCTCCGCCATTTCTTTTTCAATCTGTTCGATGCGTGAAATAGCATCCCGGCGGCGCTTGTCTGCCGCTACGGAATCGCTGGCGAGTTTTTCAACCACCCGCGCCTTGGATTCCAAATCTGACAGCGTGCCCACCAGTTCGGCGGCGCTCACTTCCTCGGACGGCACGCCCTCCGAGGGTTCCGGCACGGCGGTAAGCTGGGCGGCGGCTTCTTTGCCGTCGCGGCCTACCGTAGTGCGTTCGACATAATATCTAGCGCGTTTGGCGTCGAGGTCGGAGAAGTCCAGCCCGGCGGCGGCTTTCAGCGCCTCCACTTGATCCCTCGGCTTGAGGCGGGTGAACTCCAAAGGATCAAAAGCGTAGTTGCCAAGCAGGCCGTTGAGGAAAGTTTGCGCCTTCTGCACCGGCAATCCTTCCGCGGTGGTCAGGGTGAGGTAGCTGCCTTTCTTCGTGATCTTGCGTTCCAGCAGGTATTCCGCTTTGTCAGCGCCAAGCGTGAGCTTGATGTTGGCTGCCGGGCGTCCGTGGCGGATGGGATCATCCAAGCCGGTGTTGGACAGCGCAAGGAGGATGCCGTCGAGCACGGAGCTTTTTCCTTGGCCGTTGTCGCCGGTCAGGATCACGGGCTTGCCGGTGGCAGGGTCAATCTCGATGGCGGAGATTCGTTTCAGGTCGTTGATTTCCAAATGTAAAATGTTCATGTCTTTTTGTGTTGGTTAGAAGCGTGCGATTTTGGCTTGAAGGCTGGCGCGGATAGCGACGAGTTGATTCAGGTGGCGCGTTCCCGCTCGTGGCTTGTATCGCCTTATTTGTTTCATCACTTGGATGTCTCCGGAGGTGTTGGCAAGTTGCGTTTGGAGGCTGGCAAGAGCCTCGGTTCTTTGTGCGGTGTGCATGGTTCGGACTTTTGTGAGAATGGGTGAAGTGGGAGGCAGTTTATCGCCTCAATCGGTGCGTGCCGCTTTTGCTTGCGCCGCTGGCCGCTGTTTCCCGTGCTTTCGCTGCGTGTCACTCCACGCCGCCACTTCGTTTGTGCCGTCTCTCCGGCTGGTCACGCTGTTCCTGCCCGCGTTTGGCGCATCAGTATGTTCGCCCCTGCCACTTGCCATCCCTTCACGGATCGCGCAGGAAATGGCCTGCTCTGAGTTGGTCCGCTACTGGCATCGGGGCTTATGGTTGGGAAATGGTCTAAAATGGAATATCATCCGATTCATCCTCCACCGGAGCGGAAGGCGGCTGGGCCTTGGCTGGCGGCGTGGAAACCGTCGATCCCTTCACGGCTGGCTTGTCGTAAAGGAAAGTCTCGATCTTGTTGCGGTCGTAATCCTTCGTTTTGCCTTGCACGCGCTCGATGCCAAGGCGTGCGGTGCCGCGCTGTTTCATTATCCACTTGATGAAGTCAGGCGACTCGAAATCCACCTTGCGGCCCGGATCAATCGACCCGCCGCAAATGCACTTGAGGAACTGGTTGATCTTCCACGCGGCGGCGTCGGAGAAAACAAAGTTCTCATAGACGTGAACCTTGTGATCGTCCGGGCCGTGGAACTCAAACTTGACCGGCAGCATGGCATGGCCGGTTTTCTGAGTGGTGGTCATGGCGTTCACTTCAAGCAGAATGAACGGGTAATCCCCCTTGGGAAGCGGCTCAAAGCTCTTTTCCTCGGGTTCCTGATAGGTGTAATTGCGTGGGTCCATGGTTATGCGGTGTAAATGTGGCTTTCAATGAGTGGGCGGGGAAGCGTGCGGATTGATCCGCGAATGACTGGCGGGAGGCTCTTGTTTTTCGCTCGCAGGCTAGCGGTGAGAGACTTCACCACTTCGTCAAACGCGAGTTCCGCGATATTGTCGCAATGCAGGAGCTTGACCTCGAAAGACAGCTTGCCCTCTTGGATGCGGTAGCGGAACAAGCCGGAAACCTCAAACGTGGTGGATTCCTCCGCGCCCTTGAATACGGGGATGCGGAGTTTCAACCCGGATGGAACGCGCACGTCCCCCGCGGCCTTGGCGTCCGTGGTTTCCTCCCAGCAAAGCGAGGTGTCGCCATTTTGCAGGCGCACGGCATTGGTGAAGGAAACCTTGCGCATACCTGACAGGCTGGTGGCCACGGTTAGCACGTCGGCGGCTTTCGGTTCCATGATGTCATCAAGGTGCTCTTCGATGAACTCCGCGAACTTCTGTTGTGTGAGCGGCTGGCCGCTGATGCGCGTCCAGTCCTGCCATTCGCGGGTGAATTGCAGCGGGAATGTGGCGGAGTGCTCTCCCCATCCGTTCACTTCGTTGTCGTGCCAATCGAAAATCGCGGCAATGTTCATTGCGCTCAGACTGGCGAGCACGACGGTTTGGTCGCTGAGGTGCAGCCAGATGTAATCAAGCAGCGCGTCGATGGATTCCGCCTGAACGTGCCCTTTCGGGTAATCGGGCAGCGTGAAAAGCTCGTCGGGGACGATCTTGTGACCGGGCGGGATGGACACCCCGCCTTTGTTGTTTGGAACGCGCAGGGCGTTGATGAGTTCTTGGATCATGGTTTTAGAGGCGGATTTCGTCGGTGAGGTTGTTGAGGTTGTCGGTGTTGCGGGTTATGCGGGTCAGAATTTCCGTGAGCACTTCTTCAAGGTGGCTGACGGCTGGTTGATCGCGTACGTCTTTCATGTTGGTCGGACAGGCAGGATGGGAGAGCCGGATTCTTTCAGTGCGGCATGCAAGGCGCTCGACAGCTTCCGAGTTGCACAGAATGGCGGTGTTGATTTGATTCAAAATGCTATCCACCGGACTGGAAATCGGTTCAGTCATGGCGCAGTCTTGATATTTTGACATGGCTTTACTGGTTGGCGGCTTTTGGGGTGACTACCTTCGGCTTTTCACCGAACGGCAGCTTGAGTTGCTTCGGGTTGTCGCGGACAAGCTGGCCCTCGTGGACGAAGAACATGCTGGGCGCGATGTCGGGCACGGGAACGCTGCATTTCACGGTTCCGGAGACTTCCACTTGGCCGGAGTCATGGCCGCGCGGTTTGATTTCCAGCGTCAGGGTAAGCGTGCCTTTTTTGGCAGTCTCGCCTACGGCGGCGACAAGTTCCGCAAGTTGCTCGCTTGCCTGTTCGGCAAGGTCGCCATGGGAGACTTCTGACAGGGTGCGGGCAAACATATTGCTCGGCAGTTGGTCGGTTTCTTCACTCATTGGTTTCGGTTGGTTGGGGTTCGGGTTGATTCTTTTCGGCGGCGTGCTCGGTCACGGCTTTGCGGAAGGCGTCTGCTTTGTTCAGGATGTTCTTGCGCTTGGCTTCCTTGAGGTCTGAGAGCTTTTGCCCTTCCAAGAGCCAGCCGATTGACAGGAGGTATGCTGTCGCGTCGTCCTCGATGCCCTTGAACACGCGGGCGAGGTCGTCCGTGCTGGCGTGGACCTTGGCGACCGCGGCGCGGGCGGCGAAGTCGTCCCATGACAGTTCCATTTCGGATGGAAGGTCGAAGCGGGACTTGGCGAGGAATCCGGGGCGCTCTTCCGTGAACATCACGCGCTTGCCCTCTCCCATGGCGCGGGCTTTCTTCGCGCCCTTTTCCTTGCGGAATGATTGATCGAACTTGGCGAAGAACATACAATCCACCGCCTCATGCCACGCCGCGGCGGCTTGCTGGTGCATCTTGAGCAAGTAGCGGTCATACCGCTCGCCCTCGATAACATCCTCCACCGTCTTGACGATGGCATGGCCGAGCGTGACCACGTTCATCTTGTTACGCAGGCGCTTGAGCTTCTTGAAATACTCAACCCATTGTTCGGTCGCGCGGACGTATCCCTTGCCGAAACCTCCGTCGATTTCCTCAATCGAATTGCAACGGGCCTCCTTGCAGAGAAACGCCCAAAGCAGGGGTTCCAATCCGTTCACGGTGTCGATCACCGCAGTTTCAAAATCGTGCGTCTCGTTTTGCAACGTGTCGATGGCCGCGATTGCCTGTTGCCAGTTCTCAAGGATTGGGAGGCGGGCAACGTCCATCGTGCCGGTGCCGTCGTCAGTGCCGATGAAGATGGGCTTCGGTGCGGCGGCGGCGAATGTGGACTTGCCCACGCCGCCGGGGCCGTAAAGTCCGATGAAGTGAGGTCGGGCGATTGGCCCGCGGGTAATTTGTGATAACATGCTCATGTCTTTATTTGGTTGGGAAAATGCGGGCGAGGCAGGCAAGCCCCTCGGTGGTGATCTGGACGATGATGATGCGGCGATCCGTTTGATGCTTTTCGCGGCGCACGAGATTCATCTTTTCAAGCTGGTCAATCAGGCCGGTTGCGGCAGCGGTCGAAAACCCCACCTTGTCGGCAATGGTCGTCATTTTCACGCCGTTGTCAGAGTGACCGATAAGCGTCAAAGCGTGAACCACAGTGACCGCATTGATGTTCTCCTCGCGTGCGCGGCGACACGCCTGCATAAACTGTTCGGTGAAGTTCATGCCCTGCCTCCATTTCCATACCAAGCGGAGGCGCAGAAAAAGACGCAGGCCATGACCCAAGCTCCAGCCACGGCAAAGCCGTTTCGCTGAGTGATGGCGTAAAGGCCAAGTGCGACGGACGCCAAAAACATGATGGCGCATGACAGACAGACGGTTGATGGGTGGATTTTCATATTCATGTTTCGTTGGGTTCCTCTCTTCTCCGGCTCATTTTGAAACCACACAGGGCAGGCATTGTTTTACTTGGCCGCCACCCAAGCGTTTGAAGAGAGGAAATCTTTCAATGCTCGATGTTCTTCTCAATGAACTCGGCAATATCCGACAAGCGGTAAGCGATCTTCTTTTTGGAGGCGAGGACCACGCGGGGGATTCCCATGCTGTCCAGTGTCTTGCCATCCACGTCCAGCAAGCCAGCGGCTTGCGCCTTGGATACGAGCGTCAGCTTCTCGCTGTGCTTCGCCATGATGGTGGCAACGACCTCCGCCTTGGCCTCGGCAAGCACGGTATCAAGTTGCTCGGGGGTGAGGGTGAGGGTGTTCATGCCAGTCTCTCCCGAATGAGTTGCTCGATCCAAGTGGAAAGGCTCAGGCCGTCATTGAAAGCGGCTTTCATCGCCTTGGTGCGGACGCCCGGATTCAGGACTATGTTTTGCCGCACTTTTGTCACCTGTTTGGTGGGACGGCCCCGTTGTTTTTTTGGAGTGGCTTGCTTGCTCATTGCGTGGCGAATGAATGCGCAATGAGTGTGTAGTAAGCAAGTGGGAAATATCACTATGATTAAAATTGCGCACAAAAAATCATTTTGTGATTATAGCCGGGGGGGGGTATTGTCCTCCCGTCATGGACGCGAAACCACAAAAAAAGGTGGCTCAAAAAACCCCGAAAGGCCGTCACAATTTCAGTATTTCTAGCACAACTCTGGAAATGCTGAGGCGTGCCGCAGAAAAAGAAGATTGCTCGATGTCCGCCTTGTTGACCCGCTGGATTTTGGAAAAGACCAGCGGCATGTAAATCACTCCCGTTTCTCCACCCGCATCCTCCGCAATTCACCCATGGTTTCCCGGTGCCTCCGCTCCTGTTGCAAGTTCGCCTCAATCGCCGCTCGCTCTACCTCCAAAGCTGCGGCATCCTCCCGGTCTTGCGCTGCCCACTCGTCGGCAAAGTCCGCCATTCCCCGCGCGGGAGGCAGGCGCGGAATAGGGGTGTCGTCGCGCGAGGTTTCCACCTGTTCCAGACGCGCAAGGATGGCGTCATTGACACGGTGTTGCCGTTCCAGTTCCGCGCGTTTCGCGCCATCGTCACACGCCGCCAGAAAGAGCGGCAAAATCAGGGCAATCGCTTTCATGCGGTGCCAACCTAACATGCCATGAGCACGGTCGTCAAATACAAGTCAGTCAGCGTCACGGTCTATCCGTGGACGCATCCCAGCGGGCGTCAGTATTGGCGCTTCAAGAAGCAAGGTAAAGCCGTGACGCGCGCCAGTGAGGAAGCGGCAAAGCGCGAGGCGTTGGCCTACGCTCGCACTCTCTACCGCGGACACGTCAGCCTGAATGAACTCAGTCCGGACCAGCTTTTGACTGTGAAACAGTTCCTAGAACTGACCCCCACCCTTTCCGATGTTCGGGCGTTTGCCGAATGGCGGAAGCGCCACCGGCCACGGGTGCCGTTGTCATTCGCGCAGGCGGATTTCTTGGCAGCCAAGTCAACTACTGCCGGGCACTACCATCGCCGCAACCTCACGCGCTACTTGTCGCTTCTCGATCCCCTTGCGGATCGTCCCATGTCGGAAATCTGCATAACCGACCTCCGGGCAATCCTTCCGGAAGCGGCTCCGCGCACGCTTTCCAACATCCGGCAAACGTGGGTGACGTTCTGGCGGTGGGCGGCGCGCAATGGAATGACCGACAAGGACTCCGCGGACCTTCCGGCCTTGCTTGACCTTCCTCCGGTCGTTCACGGCATCCCGGCGATCTACACCGCGGATGAACTCCGGGTGATGCTCTCAAACGTGTCCGCTCCATATTTGCCATGGCTGGCATGCGCCGCTTTTTTGGGCATCAGGACTGAGGAAATCGCGCCAATCAAACACAGCGACAAACCCCCGCTCGATTGGTCGGATTTCCATTGGGATCGTGGGTTGGTAATTGTTCGGCCCTCAACCTCCAAGACGGGCAGGCGGCGCGTCATTCCCATCCTCCCGGCGCTTGATGCGTGGTTACGCCCCATCGCCAAGGAGTCCGGGCGCATGGCCCCGCGCATCCCGCCAAGCGCAGGGGAGGGCCGCGCCATGGCGGAAACCACACGGCTGGGAAAACTCATTGGTGGATGGAAGCGAAACGCGCTCCGCCATTCGTGGATCACGTTCCGCGCGGCGCTCGTGGGTATAAGCCAAGCTGCCGGTGAGGCCGGTAACTCGGAGAGCGAAGCCCGGCGCTCCTACGTTGACGCCGCGGGGAAGGATCAAGCGGAGGCGTGGTTCGCCGTGTTCCCCTCGTGACCCCCTCACCCCTGAAATCCCCACTTAACATGAAGAAATCGAAATCCCATCAAGACACTGAAATCCATCACGTTGACCCACACAACGGAACGTGGTGATCCCCCGCTATGACGGTTCGATCCCGTCCTCGTGCATTTACTCCTGTATGGGTTTTCCAGCTATGTTCCCCTTGTGATCCCCTCACGAGCAAATGCGTTTTCTCAGCATCACTAAAAACCATGTCCATCCGTGGCTTTTCGATGGCTTCCCTCCGGGCTTTTCGATGGTGATCCGGTCCCGCCTGTCACCGATGCGGACAGTCCAGCGACGGACGCGCCCGGTTCGGAAGTCGTGCCATTGCAAACAGCCCAAAGCGTCCCCGGTTCGGCGTGGCAGGTTTTCAATCTCAATCTCGGCAAGCGCGCGGTGGTCAATGTCCAACATGCGCCGTTCTGCTTGCGCCTTTTGCGATGCAATCCCCATTTTCCGCGCCGTTTCGGACGAAAATCGACGCTTACGTTGCCAGCGGTTCCTTGTCATTGGTGCTATAATAACTTGTTCGCTTTACTGAAAATCACCAGCATCGAGGGGAACGGCGCGGCTTGGATGTCCTTGAACCGTTTCGTGTAGTCCGCTGGTGAGACGTGGCCTTCGTTGAAGCGCAGGCGGCCCTTGAAGAATCGGATTTCATCGGCCTTTAGCGCGTGTTCGTGGAACCATCTTGTGTCTGTCCTTGCTGGTAGCAGGAAGACGGCGACATCCGCCTCGGGACCTTTGGCCAGCCAGACGCCAATCGTCCGGCCATACGGCGGGTTGCAATAGACTCTCTGACCATCCCATCGGATTGCCGTCCCGTCCCACACTTGCCCAGGTTTGCACGGGTCGAGCGTGAATCCGAACTCTGCATCGAGAGCGGCGTAGAGATCCGGCGGCGTTCCCCATTCGACGTGAGCGGCCTTGAAGCAGGCGTGATCCCTCGAAGAAAGCGAACAAGGCATCGCACCCAATGACTGCCCGGCGGCAGTTTCAGGTGGATTCGGAGCGTCAGGGCGGGCAGTCATGGGTGGATTTTGTCGTTCGATGGACTGAGTTCCGGGGTGATGTCGGCACGGCACCCAAGGCAGATCCACATGCCCACGCCGTTTAGTTCGTGGCCCATGTTGTGCGGGCATTCTTCCTCCATCGGTTCCATGACGTAGGCTGCCTTTCCGTCATCGCGGAGGGTGATCAGCAGGTATGCGATTCCTCGATCCTTCATCACCTTGGCGATGGGCTTGATGAAGGCGGCTTCCCATGCTTTTTTGTTGTTCACATCTTTGCTCATATTGTTGCGGAGTTGGTTGGTAATTCGGCCATCGAACAAGGTCGGTGCTGGCAACCGCGATAACGTCATTCGTGCTCTTCGGGCTTCCCTGGCGCGGTTGCCAGACCTCGTTCGTTGTATGCACTGCGTCCGCTCGTTTCATCAGCGGATTGCGTCAGCGATTCATTGGCTTTCAGAGTCTCATTCTGCGGAGTTTTTCCGCGAGGAATGCGCCCCGCGATTGGTCGCCGCGCAGTGTATCCAGCTTTTCCCACAGTTCGGGCGGTAGCGTGATGCTCGACGTGATGACCGCGTTTTCCTTTGGCTTTCGCCCGGAGCCTTCGCGTTTGCCTCCGCGTTTCACTTTCGGTTCCATTGCTCCCACCCTTCCTTTGCGGATTCAGCCGATGGACCGTAGAAGATTGGAGTGCTTCCGGGGTGGTTGCGCTCGATCCATCTTTCGAGGTCATACGCGGCCAGTTCCCACGAGTCGTGATCGCTGACGCAATCCGTATTCCGGCCCTTGAAGTGGTAGCGCGGACCGTAGTTGGTCCACATGGCTTTGATTCTGATTTCATTGTTTTTCATGGCGGAGCTACGCTACCGCTTGCGTTTGATTTCGTCAACAGGTTTTTCATTCTTCCGCGAAGTCCATTTCGCCTTGCTGAGATACCATCCGCTCCGCGAGACAGATTGTGTCGTTGTGGTCGCCGCCGTGGCAGACGAGCATGGTTTCCAGCGTTTCCCATCCCGGCCCCATCCCTACGGAGTTCCATCCGAAGGACAGCACCACCGTTCCCGGTGTCGCCAGTTGCCGCATGAGGATACGGCATTCCTTTTTCATGCGGGCGGTTTGGGTGTCCTTCATGGTGGCAGTCAGCCCGAGTTCCGAATACACCTCCGACACTTGGCGCGGGCTGTATGGAGGGTCGAAGATTATCAGGTCGGCTTTCACTCCATCGGCTACCATCTTCCGCATGAAGTCGCGGGCTTCCATGTGGTGTTCCGCTTCCGTGTTCGGGTTCATGTCGTTGGTGTGAGTCGCCCACCGCTTATTCCGCGCGAAGGGGTCGATAGACACTTTCGAGTGGCGAAGGTATCGCTTCACCATGTCGCCCATTGGCGGCACTGAGAAGGTATCAGCGGACGGCATAGCCCACACACGGCGGAAGTATGATTCAGGAAGAGAAGAGATGGCGGAAGATGATGGCATACAACAAGGGAGTGATGGCAACGGGAACTAGCCGTTCAAGTCGGTGGCGGATTCGGAGTCCTGCGCGGCTAGTCCCCGCGCCATACCCCCAGCGTTCGGCGAATTGCCGTAGAGTTCGCGAACACATTCGGTCAGCCGTGTCAGCATCATTTGCATTTTGATGGTTTCGATTCGCTCCATAGATTCGGCGGTGAGGATGTCCTCGCCGTATTCCTCGCGGACCTCGACTGAGATTTCTCGCGTCTTGATTCCTTGTCCCGGTTTGATTTCGGGGCAGATGATTGTGAATGGCACGTATTTCGCCGAACCAGGCGCTGCAGGCAACAGCCGCCCCGCTTCTACGTTCGATGTTTCTTGGTTCATTGGTTGTCTCCTTTGCGCTCAGGCGTTGCCGTCGGCGGCTGTGCCTGAGCTTGGTCGTTCCGGCAACTAATCCCGCCATGGGAAGTCGTAGTGGCCAGTCTCGGCAATGAGGATGAAGCGCATCGCCAGTTCCGTTTCGCGGGAGATTTCCCCCGTCCCGGACTCGCGGCGACTGACAGTTTCGCGGGTGACGCCAAGGTAGTCCGCGAGTCGTTGCTGATTCCAGCCGACAGCCTTGCGGATTTCCATGATGTCTCTTTGGTCGATTCGTGGTGGTGTTTTAGCCATGCGCGGAATGTGCGCTTTCCGCACACGGAATGCAAGCGCAAAGTGTGCGGATTTCTCACAATCAACCGCGCCGGAACAAGTCGCTGGATGGAACGCCGAGGAGCGTCCTTCTTGAAGCGGAGATTTAGGGTCGGCGTCCATGAGCTTATGCGTTGTGCGAAAGAATCAGCATCGCGTGAGTCGGTTCCCCGACCAGTCCAGCTCGGCTCGGGTGAGGGTCATGCATCAGCCCATCGTCGTTCCACAGGACGGCATGAGCCTTTTCCCTTGGCGACGTTCCGCGAGCGATTACAGCGCCGCCGATCCACGCGGGCATGTCGCGCCACTCGATCATCATCATTCGCAAGCCACGGGCGTTCAGAAAGTCCGAGACGTTGTGATAGAATTTCCCCGAGTTCGGATCTTCCCGGTCGGTAAAGTCCGGAACATCGTCTTGGGGCAGTTTGAGCAGCCATGAGAGGCACGCTGAGAAACAGTCAGAGTCCGTCCGTTGCGTCGGCAAAGACGCACAACAAGGGAGTGGATTCGACCCGGTGGAGCTTTCCAATTTCATTTCAGTTACGGTTCAGTTTCTCCGGGCGCATCACTCCCAGCGTTAGCCAAAGTAAACATCTCCATGTTCATCGACTTTAGGTTTTCTCAAGTCCACCGCGACAATGACTCCGTTCCACAGAATACCTTTTCCGGCAATCCATTCGGCGTCATCGCCCTCGGCGGGTTTCTGGTCGCGTGGCCATTCAAACGCCATAGCGCATTCTCCATCGTCAAGAAGAACGTCCCAGCAGTAGGGCTTCCAGTCGAATACAGCACTGATTTTTCCTTTCATAATTCAAGAGGCTAACAAGTCGTGCGAGGCAACGCCGATAGCGTCGGTGGTGAGTTCGGGCTTCATTCGCGACGTGCCTCCATTTGGACGTTCAAAAAATTCTCAGGATTGATCCTGCCGCGCTCCGCGTCAGAAAGCTCCGGCGATTTCCATCCATGCAGGCGCGCGTATTCTCGCAATGACAGGTCAAGCCGTTCGCGCTTTTGCCGAAGTATCTCACCCCGCTTCATCCACTCACGCATGATTTCAAGGCATTGGCCTGACCCGTGGCATCGGGCGCACGGGATGTCACGGAAAGCGGTATTGGTTGCGGCGGGGGCGCTTATTCCCGTGCCGTTGCAATCCCAGCATGTTGTTGTTGCTGTCATGGGTTGAAGGTTCCGATGGATTGGTATTCGTGTTGCTCTTGCTCGATGTCGTCCAGTGGGCGAAACCTCCGCGGGTCAAAGCCGCACTCTCCCCACTGTTTGCGGTGTGGAGGCGGCGGGTTGCGGACCTCGCGCAGCAGGATCGCGCACGTTTCGGCTCCGGCCCATTCTTGCGCTGGGATCACGTCGCGCACGGTGTAAACCTTTCCCTCACGCGGAAGGTTCTTCATGTAGTTGAGAACGGCATCAGGAAAAGCGCCATTCACGCACACGACTTTTTGCCCTACGTCAAACATGGCGGACCTCCTTCCATGCGTCCAACATTCCACACTCGCATGCATGCCCTTCCCCGATCCGGGCCGGGCAGTTCAGCCCGTGGCGCATGAATGACTCGGCGCGTTTCAGCAATGACAGGAACTTGTCACGCTCTTGAATCATCCTCACGGCTTCATCCGCCACCGTGCGCCCGATGATTGTGTCGGGATGCTCGCGGACGATCCTATCTATTTCGGTCCACCATTCGTTGACTTTCAAGTGACCGGCTTTCCATGCGGCGAGGTTGTCGCGCTCTTTCTCGATCCGGTCCACGTCCTCACTCGTCAACACGAGCGGTATCGTCCGCCGCCCCATCTTGCCGTAAAGTTTTCCGATGTAGTTCATTGCATCTCCCCCTTTCCAGTCCCGCCACAAGCCGGACACGGGGCAAAGCAAGCGTGTCCCTCTCCACAACTTCCCGGTCCATCCAGCGCAATACCGCTTGCGACGTGGCCTTGCCCTTGGCAATTCCGGCAAGCGGTTTCCTCCGCGGCGCGCTCAAGGTATCTGGCGGCAGCACGCTTGGCTAATTCGCGTTCTTTGTCGGTTAATCTCATGGCCGTTTCCCCCTCCTGCATTTGATCCATCCTTCCGCAATGCCTTTCAGCAAGGCGCGCCATGATGGCTGCCCAAACGTCGCTCCGGCGCGTGCGGTCGCCGCCACGTCGGTAGCAACCCGGTTCAGCGCCTCGACTTCGGCGGGCGTCATGTCAATCGTGTGTCGTTTCTGCTTCTTCATAATCTGGAAATATCTTGGTATCGTGGGCGAAAGCATCGCCGATTTCCCGGCGTATCGCGGAAAACCCGTTCATTGCGTCCATGATGGCAATGGCGATCATAAAGACGGCCATTCCGGTGAGGGCGAACATCAGACCTATCATGGCGCGATGATGATTTTGCGGACGCGCGGGCGGTCGCGCAACACGCGCTCCGCCGCCTTCCGCTGTTTCTCCGGCAGCGCGGGAACCTGACATTTCAGGACTTCCCGGCATCCGGCGGGCAGGGGTTTCTTGTGGAAAAGTCGATCCACCCAATCTGATGCGGCAATCGCGCCGTGGTAAAGTATCGGGTTCACGTTTCGTTGGGTTAAAGGGTTGAGACAAATAGGGCAAGCCATAAAACGGCAAGCCCGGCCATGACCTTGAGCGGGTTGATTCCAAGGAACGGGCAGGCGACAAGCCCGACAATCACGGGGATGAATAGCGGTGTCATGCAACCTCCTTTCCAGCGGCATCAAGCCGCGCGGCGAGGACATAGCGGCCTGACTCGTCGCGCTTCCACAAGGCGTAGCTCGTGATGCACACGTCGTCACGGTCAGACGAGCGGGAGTCTTGATCCGCTTTCGCGGCCTCAAGTGCTTCGGCTGGCGTGAAAATCCCCAGCGGGAGATACACGCCGTCTTCATTTTCGGCAATCAGTAGCAGGTTGTTCATTGGTGCAAGTGTGCTCGGTGTTGGATGAGATATTCGCGGATGTCCCGAATTTTGGCGTTGATCGCCGTGCGTGCGTCTCGTGCGGCGGTCCACGCTTCCGGCCCGGCAACGTAGTAATCGCGGGCGTTGAACTCGATCCGCTCCCATGCCTCAATGAAATCATGCAAGGCATCGTCAGCGGCATCGTATCCTTCACACAGCGTTTTCTTGCCGGTGCCGTTCAGGTGGATGGTGGGTAGGGGCGTGCTCATGTTGGTAGGTTGTCGTAGATTGCAGAGCTTGGAACTCCGGCATTTTCCCGCAGGAACTTCTTGAGCAAGCCGATTCCATCGCAGGCTTTCCCCCGTAGCTCCGCGCGTAGCTCCGACATGCTTTGCCATCCGCGCGGGACAAGGCGAGCCGCTGCCGGGTCTTGTGTGAGGTTGCCGGTGTCCGCCAGCCAGAATGTTTCAACGCCAAGGGCTTTGTTGGATAGCTTGAACTCCATGCAAAGACCTTCCTCCGGTCGCGTGGGATGCTTTGGCGGCGGAACAAGGCATTCCACAAAGCTGAATGCGTTATTCCAGACCTCGCGTTGCGCGGGCTTGAGGTCCATTCTCTTCTCCCTGTCCCAATGTGCTATTTCCGCCACCACGCGCGGGAGCTTTTGTTGAAGCTGGGCCATGTAGAGGCCAAAATAGGGATTGCTCATGGGTATCCGATTCCTTCCTCGTGTTGTTGGTGAATTGCTGCGAGGGCATCCGCTTCTGCTTTGCAGGCATCCGCCCATTCCTTTTCTTTCCTGTCATGCTGGGCGATTTGCTCAGGCGTGCGAATCAGCCAGTGTCCGGCATCCCCACGGTCAGCGTAGCAATCCGGGTCGCCATGCGTTCCGCACGTCGGGCACTCAGGACAAATGCACTCGTCCCGGTCAACGTCTCCATTGCAGACTTCACAGATGCACGGGCCGTCGTCAGGCGGGCCGGAGCACCCCGGCGGGTATGACCATCCGAATGCGCTCATGGCAGTTTCCTCCCGAACAGGACAAGGTTGATGTTGCAATAACGGCGGAAGAGCGAAAACCAGCGGGCCGGGTCGGTGCACCCGTAGCCAATCGGCCACAGAGAATCCATGTCGGTTTTCACCCGCTCGCGGCGGCGCAGGAGAACGGTTGTCGCGTTCATGGCTGGCCTCCTATCTGCAAAGTGAAGCCATGGACAACCAAGGGCTTGCCGTTCGCGTGCCGCGGGCTGCCGGGCACCTCGACAAACGCTTTGATCGTCGGACGATTGCGGGCAATGCGCTTCATCGCGCCATCCCTCAGCGTTTGCAGGACGTGGACAACCGCGGCTTGCGCGTTGCCCACAAAATACACGTTGCGCCAGCGGCCAAGGCTGCCGTCCCGGCGCTCAATGGCGACAAGGTAGGGCTTGCTTGTGATAGGCGTGGGTTGTTGTAGGTCGGTGTTCATGTTCACGTTTCGTTGGGGTTATTGTCCAAAGACCACGCGCAGCATGCGGGTTTCCAACCCGGTGACGTAGCGGAAAAGCTCCGTCAGCATGTCGTTGTAAATGTCGTCATGCTTGGCGATTTCCTTCACGGTGTTTCCGCGGATCACCGAAAACGTGACGGTGTAGGTGTCGCACGGGTCCAGCGTGATGCGGACATGATTGATACGGTTGCGCGTGAGCGTGCCGGGCAGGCGGAAGCTCAGGCCGTCAGGATGCGCAATCAGGTTGCGCGCTCCGGTCATTACGATGAAGCCTTGCCCGCCAAGCTGGGAAAGGATGGTTTTTGCGATGGTTTGGTTAGCACTCATATCGGCGCGAAATTACCCAACAAAACGTGAGGATGGCAAGAATAAAATGCAATGCGTCTCCAATTGTATTCATAACTTTTTGAAAATCCGTGCTTTACGTTTCGTGGGGAAATCGCATTTTGCTTCGCATGTCCGAAGTTTCCCTTCCTCGCCTATTAAAAAAGAAGGATGTCGCCGCCGCCCTCTCTTGCTCTGTGAAGCATGTTGACCACCTTATCAAAGCCGGAAAGCTCGCTACCGTTTCACTCGGCAGCAAGACCATCCGCATCACGCTCGATAGCGTCAAATCATTCATATCCGAACAATGAACGCCATGCCACTCGATCCATCAAATTGGGTGATTGGCGACGACACGCCACCCGCAAACGTGATCGCAATGAACGAGACGGCCAAAGAGCCTCCGCCGCTGCCAGAATCACGCCATATCACCGAATCAGCCATTGCAGAGGACACGGCGAGGCAACTCATCCACGCGGTTTGTGAATATGGGCGGGAGGCTCTCCATGATTTGCCGGTTGATTGGTTTCCCACCCCGGCATTGCGCAAGATGGCCTCCAAGTGTCTCGATGCGGCTGACAGCGGCATGACAGGATGGCAGGACATCATGCTTGTCCACTTCCCCGCCGATGCCGAACGCTTCGCCTTCATGGAATGTGTGGAGCAAGGCATACTTCCAGCGTCCCCCGCCGCATGCCAAGCATTGTCAGAACGCCTCCGGGCACTCCACGTCGCGCAGCAAACGCGCACACTCGGCAGCAAGATAGCGCAAGCGGTTGAGGCTGGCGACGATCCGGGCCGGTTTATCGAACAACTGGCAAAGCTCCGCGAGGAAGCGGCAAGCAATACCGGCCTGCTTGCCATGGCCTATGCCATGCGATTCGATCCGCAGGCAAAGCCACCAGCCGATGAATGCACCATGGCGCTAGGTGATGCTCCCATCACGGCGCGCGGCAATCTAACCGTGGTGCAAGGCAAATCCAAAGTCGGCAAGTCCGCCGTGGTTTCATCCCTCCTTGGCGCGGCGCTCCGCGGGCAAAAGATGTTTGAGAAGTTTGACACGCTCGGCATCGAATGGACACCGCAGCAAGAGGCGGAGGTGATCCTTCACTTCGACACAGAGCAAAGCCCCCATGATTTCTACATACTGGTAGCGCGGGCATACCGGCGCAGCGCAACCCCGAAGTCCCTCGACCGTCTGTTATCCGTGCCGCTCGTGCGCTTCTCACGCAAAGACCGTCTCGCCATCGTGGAACAGATGATACAGAAGGAACACGAGAAGCACGGCAGGGTTGACCTCGTGGTTATTGACGGCGTGGCGGACCTATGCGCCAGCCCGAACGACGAGGAAGAAGCCTTGGCGCTTGTCGCTCACCTCATGGCGCTTTGCCACAAGTTCAACACTTCAATCGTCTGCATCCTCCACGAGAACCCCGGCACGGACCAAGGCAAGACGCGCGGGCACCTCGGCAGCGAGTTGAACCGCAAGGCGTTTGCAAACCTCCGCATCGACAAGGACGAAGAGGGGATTTCAACCTTGTGGGGAACGGACATGCGCAAAAAGGATATTCCGAAGTCTCAAGGAACCTGTTTTCAATACAGCGACGAAGAACAGATGCACGTCACGGTGGGCAAGGCTGGCGCTATCATGGCGGAGCGCAACGCGGAGAAGTCCCAGCGTCTCAAATCCGCCCGTGATGAAAAAGACCTTGAAAAGCTGGATCGCATCTATGAGGCGGGCGAGCCGTTGGATTACACCACGCTTGTTGACTCGATTTGCGAAGAGTTCGCAATCAAGGATCGTGGTGCGAAAGTCCGCGTTGCAAAATGGCGGGCGGATAGCGTCATTGAAAAGCTGGATGATGGCCGATACGCCCTCAAAAAATAAACCCCGGCGCGCACAAGGCGGGCCGGGGCGCGCCCCTCAATCAGTCGGGCACCCTCGCCAATCGTCCCCAGCGTGCATTGCCTCCGCCGCCATGCGGGCAAGGTTGCGCGTGCGATAGGTCACGCCGCCCGGCACGAGCACAAATCGCCCGTCCCTCCGCTCGATCCGATATGGCTTCGTGCTTGGCCTGCCGCCCCGCCGCCCGTTCGCTCTCACCGCTTCCGCTTTCGCCTCGCTCTTCACGCGTCCGCCTTTCCGGCCAAGCATCGCAGCGGCTTTCTTGATTGGGTCATTCATGGGTTGCTCCTTTCCTCATGGCTATCCGGGTTTCCCCGACCTCGCCCCCCATCCACCTGTCAGGCTCGCGCGCGGTTTGCAAGGCCGTTTCAATCCTGGCCTCACTGTCCGCCCCGTGGATCGTGTCCAGCCAGCGGCCAAGGGAGGAATCCCACGACTGCACCACAAAGCGGCGAGCGTGCGCGTGGTTGGAAAGCGGGTAGTTCATCCCTCGCCTCCTTTCGCTCCGGTGATGGCGGCGCGGATCATTTTAAGCGCGATCTTCAAATCCCGCTTTGCAGACCCGTCAGCCAATTCGCTTTGCGCCTCATAGACATGAGCTTCAGCCGCAACAAGGGCATCAAGCAACTCCGGCGCGGCACAGAAAAGCGCGGCGTTCGCCTTCATCGTTTCCGCCGTGCTGGGTGATCCTTTCCGCATGTCCCCGCCGCCATAAGGCGAGGTTGAAACGTCAGGGAACGAGCAAACAACCCGGCTTAGTCCGTCAAATATAGCGTTCGGCGTGCCGTCTTTTTTCCGCCCGTAGGTGAGTTGGATGGAGTTCATGCGTCCCCCCCTTCAACCTTGGTAATAACAAGGAAATCTTTTTCGCTCCATAAAATGTGATGTGCTTTCAGTTGCTCCGCAAAAGCGCGGGCTTCCTCGATGTTGGAAAATCGGCGCTTGATTCGTTTCGTGCCCAAGCGGGCTTCAAGTGTGTATGGTTTCATCTTCTCAGTTTTCTACGGTTTGTGGTTCATGTCTAAACGTCCATCCGCGATACTCGCGGCGCGCCGCGGCTGCGGCTTCAATCTCACTCGCCCAAAATGGCTCTTGATTCCCGAAGCGCCAAGGAGCGCCAATCGTCCGCTCATTCGTGTGAAACAGCGTGGCCTCGCTCCGGTCTTTGGTCATCGGTCCATAGGCTTCATAAAACTCCTCCCCCGTGGGGGAAATCAGGATTGTTATGTGTCGGTTCATGTTCATTCCTTTCAGTCGATGTTGTTGGAAGCCAGCCACGACGGGTAATCCCCATCGTGAAGCGGGCAGTATGGCGGCACAGGGCCGTTGCATTTACCGAAATTGCACGGGCAATCCAGTTCCTTGACGAGTTCCCCTGCCGTCCATGTCCATTGCCCGCGCAGGTTTGCAAACTCATACGGGGTGCAATCCACAATCACGGCCACCGCATCAGCGGCAGGCTCGTGAGGGTTGCGGTCAAAACGATCAGGCAAAACAACCTGCGTGTTGGGGGCGAGTCCGCGGAGATAGGCAATCGCGGATTCCTTGGTTGTAAGGTCAACGCAATCCGCCAATCGCCAGCCCTTGCCGCTCGTGAGATTGGCCACAAGCTCAGCCTGCTTCTCCGCATGGTCAGGATCGCCGATCAGGGTGATGGGGAAATGGCGCGCGCTCATGCCATGCTCCTTTCCACCCGTGAGAGCACGGAGCGCAGGCGGTTCGCAAACTCGCCCACCGTTTCAACCTTCCACTCGCCTTTTGTCAGCCATTCGCTGTGATAGTGCTCAGGACGGGAATAGACGGCCTCGACGCGAAAGGCGCGGATCAGGCGCAGCATGCTGGCGATTTCATCCGCCGCATAGCCTTCGTCCGCCTTCATCACCGCAAGGCGCTTGTGGACGCCCCGCAGCGATGTCACGGCATCAATGTAGTCTTGCACGTCGTCAGACTCAACCTCACGCCCGCGCCACAGGCTCAAAACCTTGCCGTCATCACAGCGAAACGCGCGAATGCTGAATCCGCCCGTGTCGCCATTCACACGCTCTTCATGGTATGGATTCGACCAGTTGCGCGGCTTCCCATCCTCGCCCACCTTGGCGACAATGGCGCGGAACACGTCAGGGACATTCCCCCGCGCATCACACGGGGCTTTCAATTCTTCAATCATCAGGATTCTAGTTTTATGGGTAGTCTTCATGTTTCGTTGGGGTTGTGGCGGGGGATCGAACCCCGCCGGGTTGGTTGGTCACTTCGTCACGGTCGGGCACTTGCGGTTCTCCCACTTGTCCGACCACGCGGAAAGAATGCTGTCCATCGCATCCGGAATGTCGGATCGATAGGTGTAATCCGCCACGAGTTCAAAAGGCTCGTTTCCAAGCACGAGAAACAGCGTGTAGCGTTCCTCTCCCTTGGCGAGCCTCAGCCATCCCTCGTCACACGCTGTCAGATTCTCCACAGCAAGCTTCTTGGCTTTGGATGGTTCGAGGTGCGCAAGGTGATCCCGCTCTTCCCCATTGTCAGCGTAGCGCAGGACATAGCCCGCGCGCTGCAAATGGTTCACAAGGCTCGATACAACGGGTTTCCAATTCAGGTAGGTTCTCATTTTGTTGGTTGGGGTTGGGGTTCTGGTTGGTTTCTCAGATGCTCAAAAGGCGGGATTGCGATCCATTGCGGAATCCGCGATAAATCGGTGTCTTGCTGTCCCGGCGGCGCGCATCCATCGCTGCCCCGCGAATCGTCGTGAACGGACCATAAGCCGAGCAATAGCCCACCATGGGGCACACAGTTTCCGAATCCGGAGAGTCGGCGGAATAGGCACGGAAGAAACCGGACTTTTCAGCGTGCCAGTCTTCCATGATTACGATGCAGGGGGTGGTTGTGGTGTCGGTGTTTGCTTTCATTGCGGCGTCAAGATACCAAACCGCTTTGGTTTGCCAAGAACTATTTTCATCCAATTTTCCACTGTTCACACGAACAAAGTGCAAAGGTGCAAAACCTAGTGCAAAACATAGTGCAAAATGCACTCACTGGTGCATGTTCATAAGTGCAGTAGTGCAAAGGTGCAAAATGGCCCCTTGTGAAACAAGGGCCAATGCACTTTGCACTTTGCACTATGCACCAAACACAAAAATTCACTTCTAACAGCCAAGTGCAAACTTTGCACCTTGACGAAACGTGAACCCCGTCAACCATCCCTCCCATGTCCAAACCCAAAACATCCGCCAACTCCAACATCCCCGAAGGCTTCAAGGTCCGAATCTTCCTCCCCGGTGCCGTCATCCACGTTCTCACGGCGTCTGAGCCTCAAATCATCCGCGACGAGCAAGATCGAATCATATCCGCCCACCTCGACATCATCCCCAACACCGAGCACGGCGATTCCATCGGATTCATCGACTGGTCCGCCGTCATCGCCGTCTCTTGGCGTCAAACGAACGTTTGAGGTTTCAGCCGTGGCGGTGGGGGGTGGCCGACTACAAGCAAGCATCGGTTACGCATACGCGCGCAGAATTTGCTCTTGCAAAAAATTCGCTCCTGCAAACAAGTTGCGTCATGGATGCCGTTGCAATCGTGAACGCAGAATTACCCAAAGGCCGCAGACCGCTGACGAGCCTTGCCAATCCCGGCGACCTTTCCCCGAAGGTCTTGAGCATCCTCACCGAGAAGGTCCCGCCCGCCGAGGTGGCCGATGCGATTGGCGACATGATACGAGCCAAGCGAGTGACGAAGAACGGCGTGGAGGTGGATGGGCGGCAGCGTGAGGCTGGCGTGAAGCTGTGGCTGGCCTATGCCGTGGGCCTGCCGGTTCAACGCGTGGAAAGCGTCAACGTCAACCTCGACGCGGAATCCGGTGTTGGGTTGCGCGAACGCTTGGCGAAATCCCCCGCGCTCCGGGCGGCATTGCGAAAGGAGCTAGATGCCGCTGACTCGGTGGAGGTGGAAAGCGTGGCAGAAAAAGGAGTGTAGCAAAATAAACGGTTGTCGCATGGGTTTCGCGCGGATTTTCGGCTTTCGATTCGTGCTCCTGTAATCCTCCGTTATTTTTGCCACGTTCGGATTGACGAAACGTGGGGATGGGCGAGAATGTGGCGACATGAAAGCAATCCAACAAATCCCCGTTGCCATCCTCGCCCGCGTCTCAACCTCCAAGCAGGACAACGATAGGCAAGTGCACGAGTTGACCGAGCATGCCGAGCGCTCAGGCTGGCGCGTGGTCGAAGTGATCCGCGAGCAAGTGAGCGGCGCGAGCAAGACAAGGCCGGATGTTGTGCGCGCCAAGGAACTCGCCAAGGCTGGCACAATCCGAAAGGTGCTCGTGCATGAGATTTCCCGCCTTGGCCGTCGTCCGGCCCTTGTGCATGAGGTTGTGGAAAGCCTTCACGAGTCAGGCGCGAGCCTTTACTGGCACTCACAGCGCATTGAAACGCTTTTGCCGGATGGCAGGCGCAATCCCGCGGCAGGCATCATGCTTGCGGTGATGGCGGAAATGGCGCAGGCGGAGAGGGAAACGCTCATCGAGCGCACGCGCTCCGGGTTGGCAGAGGCGCGGAGAAAGGGCCGGGTGCTTGGCCGTCCGAAAGGCAGCACGCTGGACGCTGCGGAGCTTGTGGCGCGGCATCCCGACATCGCGCGGCACCTGCGGGCCGGTCATTCGATTCGCCACGCTGCGGCGATCACAGGCAAGAGCACGGGCACGGTGCAGGCGGTGAAACGGGCGATGGAGAAACAGTCTTGACGAAACGTGAAGGCTGGAAACAACGCCAGCCATGGACATCACCGACCGCAGGACCGATCCGCTACCCGCCGCAGGCAAGCTCCGCCTCGTGAATGACGAGGGGAAAGCCCGCATCCTCGACAGCAACGGGAAACGCGCGCGGTTGAGGGCGGAGGCTGGAATCCCCCTGCATGCGGTTGCGGCGACGGCTACGCTTGACCCGACCGGCACAAACAACAGCGTGCTTTACACCGCCAAGGTTGCAGGCGCGGCGGGAAATGCCATTTCGGTGCAATACGCGATCAGCGGTGCGGGAAGCGCGGTGTTGTCGGTTGCCGTGAACGGCACGGCGATCCTTGTGACGGCGGGCAGCGCAACGGTGGCATCGGCGGTCATTACGGCGGTCAACGCTGACGCTGCGGCATCGGCCCTTGTGACCGCGGCGGCATCGGGCACGGTGACGGGTGCGATTGCGGCGGTTGCGCAGACCTACCTTGCCAATGGTGAGGATGCCACGGAAGGGGTGTATGGTGACATGCTTTTGACGGAAACCGGATACTTGTGCATAGCGTTTGCCGATGTGAAGAAATCCAGCACGAGCGGATGGCGAGCGGTTGAAGTTCCTACTGTCTAACAATTCTCCCGCAGTCGCATGCGGGCCGTGCGGTTAATGGGTTTTCCGCGCGGATTCATGTCTCACCTCGGCCCGGCGGGGTATGCGACACCGGGAAACTTTGCATGGAAGGACTCGACACGATCTTGCGGGAGGCTACGCGCTGGGATGTTGCGGCGTGGTTTGAGGGGTTTGGGAAGATACGTCGGAAGGGTGGGGAGTTGGTGAGTCCGCGGGCGAACGTGTATCAGCATCGAATCAGCGAGGTGTTGCGTGAGGCGCATGAGCGGGGGAGGCCAGCGAGGCTGGTGTGTTTGAAACCGCGGCAGAAGGGCAGCTCGACATTCAGTGTTGCGGCGCTGTATCGGCGGATGATGGCGAAGCCGGGTGCTGGGTTGATTGCGGGTGGCGCGCATTTCCAAGGTGCGAACCTGTTCAAGATTCTCAAGACCTACACGGAGAATGACGGGTTGGATGGTGATGCGTGCAAGGTGATGGACACGTCGGCGCGGTTTCGGAATGGATCGAGCATTGAGCGGATCACGTTGGCGAACAGCAATGCGGGCCGGTCGGGGACGTTTCAGGCGATGGTGTTGACGGAGGTGGCGTATTTGTCGGAGGAAGGGGTTGCGAATGCGGACGAGGTGTTAAACGGGTTGGTGAAGTGTGTTCCGTATGAGCCGGACACGTTCATTATTCAGGAGAGCACGGCGAAGGGTGCGAGCGGGAGCTTCTATGATCTATGGCGTGGAGGGATTGAGTTTGACGAGTTCATGGCCGGGAAGAACGGCTATGTGAAGGTGTTTGCGGCGTGGTATGAGTTTGAGGATTCGCGGTTGTTGCCGGATGGTGAGGGGATAGGCGGATGGGATGATTTGACGGATCAGGAGCGGAGGTTGGCGGAGAAGTGGAATTTGGACTTGGAGCAGGTTGCGTGGATGCGGTGGGCGATACGGGAGGAGTGCAAGGGGGACTTTGACAAGTTCTGTCAGGACTACCCGTTTGATCCGGAGACGGCGTTCCTAAAGTCGGGTCGTGGTCGGTTCAGCATTGAGGGGTTGGAGTATCAGGAGAAGCGGTCGCGTGAGTGCAAGCGTGAGCATGGGGCGTTGGAATACAACGAGCGTGCGGACTCGGTGCAATGGGTTCCGATGAATGAGGGAGAGGCGCGGAGTGTTCGGTGGGAGACGCCGCGTGTCGGTTGCCGGTATTTGGTTGCGGTTGACCCTATGACGGGAGCATCGCAGACGGGTGGTGATGATCCGGACTCGCATGGTGTGTTTGTGTTGCGGCAGGGTTATCTGGACCGTGGCGAGTGGGTTGAGCCTGCGGTTGTGATGCGCAACATGCTGGTTGCGGATGGTGTTCGGTTCGGGTGCTGGTGGGACATTGACGTGTTGGAGGAAGAGGTGTGGAGGATGGCGAGGTATTGGCAGGCCATCATTGTTCCGGAGATGAACATGGATCGAGGGTTGGTGGAGTTGTTGAAGTTGAGGGGGGACGTGGACATTTATCAGCGTGAGATTTTCAACCGGCGGGAAATGACGCGGACGAAGGCGTTGGGATGGGTGACGGACATCCGGACGCGTCCGATGGTGATTGAGGGGTTGGCGCGTGCTGTTAGAGAGGCGGGGCGAGGTGGGTCGGGTGAGGGGATTGAGATACGCTGTCCGTGGGCGCTGGCGCAGATGCGGAATTTTGTTGTGAAGCCGAACGGGAAGGCTGAGGCGGGGCCGGGATGGCATGATGATGATGTGCTGGCGTTGGCGATTGGTGTTGCGACGTTGGAGATGGCGGTTCCGTGGCAGGAGCGTGAGCGGATGTATGGTGGGCGGAAGTTTTTGGTGGGTGGACGCAAGGCTGCGGGGCAATGGGATTGACACGCCCCCACGAGACGCAAAGGATGGTTTTGCCAGTGAGCATCGCGGGTTGACGCGAGTATCAGGCGCGATTGAGTCCAAAGGGCTGTGACACGGCCAGCCACGGTTGCGCAAGGTTGCCTCCCACAAAAACAAGGGGGGCGGATGGGCAAGGTCGGTTCATGGCTGACAATCCTTCCCACTGGAAATCTTGACAAAACGTGGGGGCCGTGAACAACGCGGGCATGAGCGAGATCATTCCTGTGTTGGAGCTTGGAAAAGCGCGTGCGAAAGAAGCGTTTTTGGCTGGGAGCGGGAGGGTGATTAACCCGAGTCGGAATGCTGACACGAGGCAGGTCCGGTATCGGATGGGTCGCCACCGCGGGAAAACGCCGGATCAGGTTGACTCGGAGTTCGAGCGGTTGTGGGGGAGTGTGAATCCGAAGGTGCGGGAGAAGTATGCGAAGATGGCGGGTCCGCAGACGAGTTCCGGGTATGGTGCGAAGGTTGAGAAGCCGGAGATGAAGAAGGTTCCGCTTGCTCCGGTGCCGCGCCCCGAGGCGAAGCCAGATGCTGCAAAAGTTCCGACGTTTGATGATTTGACGAAGGTTGACCATTCGGCGCTGACTCCTGACGGGATGCGTCATTCGATTGGCGATGGAGCGGCGAGCGCGCCGGTATCTTTGCCGAAGATGCCTGATGCCGTGACCGGCACGCCTGAAGAATGGAAGGCATACAACGATCAAATGGCAAAGTTGAACCCGTCAACGCCGTTTCTCAAAACTCCAATGGGCAAGCTCGTCGCACCGATTGTTGACCCTGACACGATCCACAACACTGATTCGGCTGGCAATCGGATCGACAAGCCGGGTTCGGTGAAGCCAACCGCGGCGACTCCGGTTGCGACGGTTGAAAAGCCGGGAGCATTTGCGGGAGCGAAGCGCCGTGGGGGAGCTTCCCCAAGCGCGCAGCAAGGTCGGATTTCAAGCGGGGCGAGTCCGTCCGCGCCGCCCGCGGTTCGTGATGCGGCGGCTGACGTGGCGGACAAGCCGTGGCAGAATGTTGCGGGTCAGCCAGCGCAAACGCCTGTTCCGCGCCCGATGCCGGACCAAAAGACGTCATCGGTGACCCCGGCGGAGCGCGCCCGTCCAACAATGTCGGAGACTCCGGCGGGCATGGAGTTGGTCGGGATGAAGGGTGGAGTTCCGCAGTATGAGTCAATTGGCAGCGTGTATGGTGAAAGCCCGCGCAAGGCTGATGCGCCTCCGCTTGGAAATGTTGGTCCGGTGCGCGCTGAAAGGACGGCGAATGACATTCGGGCGGACTATCAGAATCGGAACCAGACGCCTGCCAACCGCGCCGGAGCGGACAATGCGATGCGATCACAAGGCATGGTTATCCCTGCCACTCCGCAAACTCCGGTAACACGCGGCCCGGCCAGCCAGCCAGCCCCGGCCTACCAGTCGCCCACGGAAAAGGGAGGCGCGTTCAGCCGCGAGCGATACGCCAAGACCGCTGCGGCGCAGCAGGAGGGTTGGGACAAGAAAGCGATCCGTGATGGCACCGCAAGTCAGGCCACCAAAGATAAATGGTCTGACTACTCCAAAGAACGTGAGGCCGGTGTTGCGATGGACAAAGAGATCAACAAAGGCAAGCCCTACGGCGGAGCGGCCCCGGTTGTCGGTGGCGTAGGTAGCACTCCGAACAGCAAGGTTGTCGGGATTCGTCCCGGTTCTGCTTTTCCGATCCGCAAGCCGCGGTTTGCGATGGCTCGATGATTTTTCACAGACGGGCCGCGATGGCGGCGAACGAAACGACGGGTGGATACCCGCAACCTCAACCTTATGAAATCAGATGGATGACAGCATGTTTCGCCAAAAGGGCGCGGGAGTCCCGCGTGGAAATGAATCGGTCGCGGAGGATGCCGTTCCGAGTGAACTCAGCGGGGGTGAGGTTCGTGTTCCGATATGGAAGTCGTTTGTTGGAAACAAGGATTTCCAAGAGCGGCAGGCTGGCGCGATAGCGGCGGAAAAGAGCCTGATGGCTTCCGCCGGGCGCGGCGGCGTGCGGTGGGGTGGTGACAACGGGCGGTTGTTTCGGAAGGCTGGCAGTTCGATTGAGGAATTTGACGCCGAGCAGTTGGCGGAAGACCCGGAAGCCGGGCCGTTTGCGCGCAAGAGCCTGTTTGACCGTGAGCGCCGGAGTGCGGCGGCGGAATATGATGGGTATGATTTGAAGCTCCAAGACCCGGCTTTCAAGGCGCGCGGTCTGACGGAAAAAGACCGTCAAGAGCGGCAGTTTGAGTTTGAGGCGTTGCCGGATACGGACCCGCGCAAGGCGCAGGCCAAGGCGGCGATTGACGCGGACGACCAGTATCGCGCGGAGAAGGCGGAGATTGAGCAACGGAAGTATAACGCGAAAGTTCGCGCCACGCAGCTTGGCAACATTGACCCGGATACATGGTGGGCGAATCGCGCCACCATCGGGCAGGCACGCAAGCCCGCGCCGGTCGAGCAGGCGCAAGCGGCTCGTGGTGAGGCGAGGGCGGCGGATGATTCCGCGATGGGCCGGGAGAAAGAGCTTGATGCGGAGTTGATGAGCGGAGTGAGCGCCGCGCGGCTTGCGCAGATCAAAGCGGAGAAGGCGGAAATCGCACAAGCGCGCTCGCTGGCCGGTGAGCAGCAGGTTGAGGCGGACATGGCGGTTGATGGCGTCCGGCAGGAAGCGCAGGCCAAGGTTGACCAGTCTGTTGCGGAGCGTGGTTTTTGGGCTGACACCATTGCGGCGCTCAAGCGCGGCTATGCGGGTGCGGCGCAATCGGCAAACATCCTTCAGGGAGCAACTGACGCGGAGAACGCGCAAGATATTGCGGACTACGAGAAAATGAAGCAGGCCAACCCGGCTTCCACGGAGTTTCAGGAATTTCTCAATGCCAAGGGCTTTGCGGAGTCCGCCGCGGCATTCATCAAAAACCCCATCAGCATTGTTTCTGAGGTCATCGCGGAGAGCGCGGCGCAAATGGTTCCATCCATCGCGCTTGGGTTTGCTGGCGGGTCGGCTGGCGGTGCGTTGGCGTCCGCTCCCACGGCTGGAACCGCGGCCCCGGCGACGGTCCCGATTGGCGCGGTGGTTGGCAGCGCCATTGGCGCGGGCACCGGCTCATATTTGGCGGAGTATGGCAACGCCATGCTTCAATCCATGCAGGAGGCAGGCATGGACGCGGCTGACCCGAAGTCGATCCAAGCATTTTTCGGTGATGAGCAAAAACTTGCCGCCGCCAAGGAGTTTGCGGTGAAGCGCGGCATTCCGATTGCGATTTTTGACGCGGTTTCGATGGGCCTTGCCGGTAAGTTTATGAAGCCGGTCCAAGTTGCTGCCAAGGGCGGCGCGAAAGTGACGGCTGGGCAGGTTCTCAAGGCCAGCGGCAAGGAATTGGCCGCGCAGGCTGCGGCGGGTGCTGGCGGTGAGGCCGCGGCGCAGTTGGCGAGCACGGGCGAGATTTCAGAGGGCAAGGCCATCTTCTTGGAAGGCATTGCGGAAGTCGGATTTGCGCCGTTGGAAGTGGCGAGCAACTTGCGGGAGTTCGGCGGCGCTGCACCGGGCAGCAAGGAAGCGGATTTGATGGAGCAAACGACAACCGCGCTGACCGCGATTGACCCGGAAGCTGCCCCACCGACACCGCAGGAGATTGGGAATGCCGCTTTCATCACCGGACAGGGTGCCGGGGTTGAAGGACTGGCGGAAAGCGTGGTGATCGAGCGGGAGCTTGCCGGGATTGACGCGGAGGATACGGCGGCTGTTGCGGCAGCGGATCAAGCGGTTTTGGATGCCAAGGCCACGGGTGACGCGGCGACGATCAAAGCGGCGGAGACGGCGCGTGAGTCGGTGATTGGAGGCCGCGCGCATCTTGTTCGCGCCGTGCTCAAGATAGCCTCCGGGCGGGACATTTCCACGCTGACGGACAACGAGCTTCGATCCATTGGCTACAAGGCGGACAAGGAAAAGCCGGGCGAGTATGTGGAGTTGGATGCGGATGAAGCCAAGGCGGCGGGCATCACAAAGCCGATGGTGCGCCGTGGCGCGGATGAGTCGGTTGTGATTACTGACGAGGCGCTGAAACGGGTCGAGGGCATTTTGCCGCGTGCTCGTGCCCGTGTGAAAATGGGCGAGACTGAGGCGCTGGACAAGGCGCAGCAACGCGCCAACACACCGGAATGGGAGGTGGACACTTCCGCCGGGCCGGTGCGCGTGAAAGCCACGTCCCCGGAGGATGCGGAGCGCATTGCGGCGGAGACTTCTCCGCTTGGGCAGACGGTTCGCCCCGGCAGCGCCAAACAGGTTTCTCCGTCGCCCGGAAGTGATTCGGGCAATGCTCCGGGGGGGGCTTCGCCTGTGAACCCGGCGGCGGGGAATCAATCATCCAATGAAACAGGCCAGCCACAAACGCCGCCGGGAGCGGCCAATCAGCAAACGGGAAGCGCGGGAAATCCAGCGGGAGCTTCGGGAGGAACTGCGAGTAATGCAGGAGGCGCGCAAGGTGCCGCCGGGCAGGGAAATGCGGTTCCGGGGGCAGGAAAATGGTCAATCGTAGATTCTGACGGAAACTACAAATCGACGTATGACACGCAAAAGGATGCCGAAGCCGCCGCTGAGTATTTGAACGGCGCGGACAAATCGGGGAAAACTTATTCTGTTCGCCCTGCCACCGCGGAGGAATCCGGCGGAGCTTCATCAACAGGAGGAAAAGCCGCACCGGGCACCAAAGCTTTAGCCGCGGCTCGCAAGCGCATTGAGCAGATTAAGAGCAAGAACAAACGTCTCGCGGATGCCATTATTGAGACACAAGACCCATCAATGTGGGCGATGATGTCCGAGGACGGGAAAAGCATTTACCTGAACGTCGAACGCATCATCAAGCGCGCCTTGGAGATTGGAATGAGCGAGGCGCAGGCCGCGCAATACTTCGCCCGCGTGCTCGATGAGGAAATCCGGCACATGGCGCACAATGATTCGGCGCGGAATCAGTATGCCAAAATCGCCAAGGAAGCCGGTATTCACTTCGATGAAAAAGCCTTTGAAAACTGGCGCGAGCAGCATTACGGCGAAATCTGGCAAAACGATTTTGTTGCCCCCGGCAAGGACAAGATCATCCGTGACCTTTACTCGCGGGACACGACAAAGGGGAAAACCCACAACTTTGATTCCCTTCCAGCATGGAAGAAGGCGTTTGAGGGAATCCGCGCGTTGAGTCAGGGAGATAAAGTCACCGAAGGCAGCAAACTATGGACTAACATCAGAGACACGCTCCGGCAGGCGATTGAGGCCGCGCTTGCGGCACTCAAAGAGTTCATCGACATCGCCTCACCCACTCTCAAGACAGAAATTCAGAATCTCGAAAATGCACTCAAGCAACTCAATAAACCACGCGGAGGAACTTCAAAAGCTGGTGGCAAAAAGCCCGCTTCCGGCCAAGCGGGTGCTGGAACTGGCGGGGCGGCCCCACAAGGCGGCGATAGCAGCCCTGACAGCAATGGCGGGACTCAGCCGCCACCAAGCGACGGCGCTGGTGCACCATTATCAGTCGGCGCGCGGGTGAGCTTTGTCTCGTCAAGCCCGGTGCTTGGCGATATGGCCGGTCAGCGGATTGAGGGGACCATTGCCATCTTGCAGAACGGCATGGCGCGCGTGCGGCCTGATTTCGACCCGTCGATTTCGGTCGCGGTGCCGGTAGATGAGTTGACGGTGGAGCAGGCGGCAAAACCGCAGGCTAAACCTGCTTCCAACGAGGTTGGCCGCAACAAAAACGGCGATCAGATTTTCACCGATGCGAACGGCGTGCGGTATCTTGAGGAAAACGGCTTCCGGATCAACCAGCCGGTTGACATGCGCCCGACGCGCGACGGTGTTGAATCCGTCCCGGTTTCGCCGCAGGAAATGTTCGACCGCGGCAATCTCCGGTTCCTGACCGAGACAGAGGTTGAGCAGATGCGCGCGGCCAAGGCGGCTGGCGGCAAGGATACCGAGTGGGAAGTTGCCAACATGGAACTTCTGTCGGAGGACCGCGCACGGATCAATGCGGCGCTGGTTGGGGATGAATCAGTGGTGAACGCGATTCGCAACAGCGACCCGCAGAACGCGCGCATTCAGATCACAAGCCGGGTTCGCGCAATCCTCGCAAAATGGCTCAACGCCCGTGAGATTGATCCGAAGTCCTACACCTATTTCAGCCGCATGGCTGACAACCCGGTGTGGATTGATTCGGTGTTCAAGTCGGTCGGGAAAGAGATTTCCGCGGGCACTCCGCAACAAACACCAACCCCGCCAACCAATGAAAAAGAAGGCCAAGGGCAAGGGCAAGCCGAAGGGCAAATGCTGACACCCCCGCCGTCCGGGGATAAATCCCCGGCGGCGCTCACCCCGGAAGAAGAACAGGCGAAGAAAGACCTGTTTGATGCTTTTGACGGTCTGGTAGATGGATTGGAAGCCGCCCCTCTGCCTGAACCGGAGTTCTACCGCGAGCGCCCGCCGACCGACCGCTTGCCGCAGATGCAGAAAGCGGCGCAATCGCTCATTTCCGCCGGGGTGGACACTCCCGGCAAGCTGGCCGAGTTCCTTGAGAAAGTCGCGCCGAACAAGCTCCGGCAGTTTTCGGAGTTCCTTTGGAGGCAGGTCAATTCCTTCCTCATGGGCGACACGGCGGCGGTGGATTGGAATGAAATCTACAACGCATCAACGAATCAGGATGCGACAATCAAAGTAGGCGATTGGGTCCGATTCAAGGATCGTCCGGATGAAGGTCCGTGGACGGTTTGGAGCAAGGACGGCGACCGTGTGAAGCTGGACAACAGCACGCGCAACCTTTCGTTCAACATCGACAACTTTGAGAAAGTCGATCCGCCGCAGGGGCAGGAGGAAGATGCCGATTTGAGAGATTCGATTCTTGGCCCTCCCATGGACGCGCCCGCCGAAGTGGTGCTTGATCGTCTCAAAAAACGCCTTCTCAAGCATGCCGAAGGCGGAAACATGGACCCGCACCAAATTGCCGGAACATGGTTTGAGATATTCTGGAATTTCAACGGTGATGGATACGCCACAATCCAAGGCCGAGGTCACAAGGTTTCCGCGAAAATATCCGATATTTTAAAGGGCAAAATTGGGGTTCAAGATTCAACGAATGAAGAATCCGCGCCGGAACCCGCCGCCGCCTATCGCCTTGCCTCCCAGCTTGCCGAGCGGATCAAACGCAAGGAAAAGACCAGCATTCAGGAACTCACCCGCATGGCGAGTGAGGTTTATGGAGGCAGGACCGGCGAAGGCTTCGACATCAAGACCGCTTATGACTCGGTGGAAATGGCAATCAACATCCTGATTGGAGAATCAGGCATGGAGGTCAACGTGACGCCGGAGCAGGCACGCCAGAACCTCGAAACCATCCGTGGCTGGCTAGAATACATCCCGACGCAGACGCGCCGCACGGGCGAAATGGATGCGATGCAACAATTTTCCACGCCACCCCATTTTTCCTACATCGCTTCATGGGTGGCGGCGGTTGGCAACAAGGACGTTGGATTTGAGCCGTCCGCCGGGCTTGGCGGGCTGGCCGCGTGGATGGCCCGCGCCGGGGCTGACGTTCGCCTCAACGAACTGAGTCCGCGCCGCCGTGAAATGCTCGACCAGATGCACATTGGCCCGCCCGCCACCGGGCATGATGCCGGAGTGCTTCACTCCCTGCTTTTGCCAGCGATCAACAACGGCAGTATGCCGCAGCCGACGATTGTGGTGATGAATCCGCCGTTTTCCAACAACGCGGCGGGCCGGAAAGACTTGCTGACCGGCGCGAAGCACATTGACGAAGCTCTCAAGCTCCTGCCTCCCGGCGGGCGCTTGGTTGCCATCGTGGGCGAGGGCATGGCGCTGGAAGCTCCGAAATACAAGCCGTGGTGGGATCGCATCCGCCGCGATTACAACGTCCGCGCCAACATCCATGTCGATGGCCGCGAATACGCCAAGTATGGCACGACCTTTTCCAACCGGATTCTCGTCATTGACAAGGTGCCCCCGACCGGCGAAAGTATCGTCGGAGGCGAGGTCACACGAATCGAGGATTTGATTCCACTTCTCGACCCGGTAAGAACAACCCGCCCGACTCCAAATGAAAACGCTGCAATACCCGGAAATCCATCGCCACCCAATCAACAAGGCGGCATCGCTCCGACTCCGCAAGGAGGGAATGGACCGCGCGGCACCCCAAGAACTCCCGGTTCTCGCACTGGCTCGGGAAGTGCTGGTCAAGGAGGATCAGGAGGACTCGGAAGCGGCAATAGCACTAACTCTGGTGGACAGGTCAATGGAGGAAGCAACGCAACTGATAGCGGAAGCGATAACACCGGAACAAATCCTGACGGACAACCTTCAGGACGTGGCGGACAGGATTCTAGCGGAACTGCTGCCAAGCTAGACACCGAGGTTGAGCGCGACGAGGCATCGGCTGAGCGCAATGTGGATGAAAACGAGGTTTTCACCGATTACACGCCGACGAAGTTCCGGCTGAAAGGATCACAGCCGCACCCGACCACGCTGGTTGAGAGTTCGGCCATGGCAACGACCGAGTTGCCAGCATCCACGGTCACGCTCAATCTTCCAAAGGAAGTCGTGACATCCGGCGAGCTTTCCGACGCGCAGCTTGAGGCCATTGCCTATGCGGTGCAGGCGCATGAGTCCGTGTTTGAAAACGGAGAGCGGCAGGGCTTTTTCATCGGTGATGGAACCGGCGTCGGCAAAGGCCGTGAAATTGCCGGGACCATCCTTCACAACTGGCGCGAAGGACGGCGCAAGGCTGTTTGGATCACAGAGAAAAAGGATTTGGTGAAAGATGCACGGCGCGACTTTGACGGCATCGGAGGCAAGGATGTTTCTGTGTATGACATGGCAAAAAACGTCCCAGCGCCACAAGGCGATGCGGTTGCGTTTTTGACGTATGACGGGTTGAAAGGAAATTTTGACGGCTTGACGCCAGATGGCGGAATCCGGAAATCTGACGCCAAAAAACCCGCTCGCATCCAAAACCTTCTCAACTGGCTTGGCGCGGATTTTGATGGGTTGATCGCTTTGGACGAAGTTCATAACGCGGGGAACGCGCTGGCGATCAGAGGCAGTCGTGGAACCAAGCAACCGTCACAAAAGGCCATTGCCGTAGTTGAGTTGCAAAAGGTGTTCCCGAAAGCTCGTTTCCTTTATGTTTCAGCCACCGGAGCGACCGAACCGAACAATCTGGCGTTTGCCTCGCGTCTTGGCATGTGGGGGCCGGGCAAGGCGTTCCGTGATGCCGTCAACTTCTACAATCAGATCAAATCCGCAGGCATTTCCGCCATGGAGATTGTCGCCCGCGACTTGAAAGCGATGGGTCTTTACGTTGCCCGCACGCTTTCCTTCAAAGGGCAGGATGGCGGCGAGTCGGTCACATTCACACGGCTTGAGCACAGCCTGACGCCAGATCAGGAAACCATTTACGGGAAAGCAGCGGAAGCATGGCAAACGATTTTCGCCAACATCGACCGCGCGCTTGCTGTGACAGGAGCAGCAAATAGCTCAAGGGCAAGAAACGCCGCCGCGTCCGCGTTTTGGGGATCGCAGCAACGGTTTTTCAACGGCTTGCTTACCGCAATGCAGATGCCTTCCGCGATTGCGGACATGAAGCAGAAGCTGGACGAAGGCGGGTCAATCGTAATCCAGTTGATAAATACCAACGAGGAAGCGTTGAACCGTGCAATCGCCCGCGCGCTTGCTGAAAATCCAACCAACCCGGATTACGAGAATGTGGACCTTTCCTCACGTCAGGACATTCTTGAGTTCATCCATAGCTCCTACCCTGTGAACCAATACGTTGAAGTTCCTAACGGAGTTGATTCGCAGGGGAATCCAAAAACTCAATGGGTTCTTCTCACAGATGAAGAGGGCAACGCAATTCCCAACCCGCAGGCTGTTGCCATGCGCGATGCCTTGCTTGATGAAATGGCAAGGCTCCCATTGCCCGATCCTCCGCTTGAGCAAATCATCAGGACGTTCGGCGCGGAAGCGGTTGCTGAAATCACCGGTAGGGACAGAAGGCTTATTGAAAAAACGGACGACCGAGGAAGCACCCGGAGAGTGGTTGAAAGACGCAACGATTCAAAACGCGAAAAAGAGAAAAACGATTTCCTCGACGGCAAGCGCCGTATCCTCATGTTTTCGGACAAAGGCGGAACCGGATTCTCCTATCACGCTGGGGCGAACTTCAAGAACCAGCAGAAACGCTATCAATACGTCGTGCAGGCTGGTTGGCGTGCGGACAAGGCAATTCAAGGGCTTGGCCGGACCCACCGCGCCGATCAGGTCAAGACTCCGGCATTCATCCTTGTTTCCACCAACGTCAGCGGGCACAAACGGTTCATTTCCACCATCGCGCGGCGCTTGCAACAGCTTGGCGCGCTGACCTCCGGCGAGCGCAAGACCACCGGGCAGGGCTTGTTTGATGACAGCGACAACATCGAGGATGCTTATGGTGACAGCGCCGTGACGAGGTTTTTCTTTGACCTGTTCCGCGGCGAGATTCCGGGGCTTGGATTTGACGACATCACAAGGAAACTTGGATTCCAAAAAACAACAATTGACCCGATAACTGGAGAAGAAGTCACAATCAACAAGCTCTTGGATGATGCGGGATTGCTGAATACAAGCAAGATTCCGGAACTTAGCCAGTTCCTAAACCGCATCCTCGCGCTGCCGATCCAAGAACAAAACTCGGTGTTCGACGCCTTCATGGAGCGCCGCGAGGTCTTTATCCGGGCGGCGAAAGAGTCCGGAAGCTATGACGCCGGGGTTGAAACCTTCAACGCGGACGAGCCGGAAGTCGTGGCGGATGAAGCGGTGTATCAAGACCCCAACTCGTCAGCGGCGACACGGCTGGTTGAAATCAAGTTCAAGCGGTTCTTCTCCTACAACGATTTCGATTTTGTCACCAGCCTTGCCAAGAATCCGAAATACGTCGTTTCCCGCGACGGAAAGCGTGTCTATGCGCTGGGTCAAACGGACTTGAACGTGACCATGGATGATGGTCGGGTGCTTCCCGGCTTCAAGCGGTTCACTCTCAAAAACGTCTCCATCGAGCCAAAGGAAAACTACACGACCGGCCCTCGCCCCGGAAAGGCCAAGGTTGGCGACCAGTTCACCCACAATGGCACGCAATGGGAGTTGATCGAAATTGACAGCGAGAACGGCAAAGCCCGGATTCGGGAGGTTGGCGTGGACCGGGAGAAACAGGCAATGCCGACCGGCGAGCTTCGTTCCCTCTACGAGCAAACCGGCAACGTGGTTGATGGCGTGAATGAGAACTCCCACTACGTTCCGGACTATTTCGAGTTGGATCAGGCCGAGGCGCAATCCGAGTGGAATCGCCTGCTTGCCGCCGAACCGAAGTTTGAGGAAAAGAACGCCACCTTCATTGTCGGATCGACGCTGCCAATCTGGCACCGCATCCCGTTTGCCAACAAGCAGGTCAAGCGGGTGAAGATGGATGACGGAAGCTCGTTCCTTGGAATGCTCGTGCCGGAGGACAAGGTGGACGACACCCGCGCCCAACTCGGTGCTTCCGCATCGGAAGTCACCCCGGCCAAGGCCCGCGCCGCCATCATCGAGCGCGGCGCGCGTGTGGAACTCTCAAACGGCTGGGTGATGAAACGCACCAATTCGGCTGGCGAGCAACGGATTGAGGTTGTCGGCGTGGATCACACGCAATGGGGAACCGGCACGGAACCGGCGTGGAACCGCTACGGCTACATCGAGCGGATCAACTTTGCCCCGCGCTACTTCCTCCGCACCGACCTCGACTCAATCGACAAGCTCTTGCGCTACGCGCCAGCGGTGCAGATTGTTGAAGGCCTCCAAGCCGCCGAACTCCCCGCCCTCCGCGCCGACTCGCCGGAGTGGAAGTCGATGAGCAAGGCACAGCGCGCGGAGTACCTTAAAAAAAAAGGCGGTTTGGAAGCCGCCCCACTCCCTGAAACCGACGCCAACATCGGGCGTCTCCGCAGCAAGATTCAAGGCGGGATGAACAAGCCGCTTCTTGATGAAGCTCGCCGCCAGCAGGCCGCGTTTGGCAACATCAGCACGCCGCGCCTTGCCAATCCGGGCAACACCGAGCGGAGCCGGGCGGAACAGGACATTGTGGATGCGCTCTATGAGCACGAGCGGCAGGTTCGCAAGGACCGCGACGTATTTGCCGAAGCGCGCCGCCGCGTGAACGACGACCCCAAGGGGGTTGAGGAAAAGCTGTTGCAGATTGCCGAGGGCAAGACGTTCGCCACCGACGACGCGGATCACGTCGCGTTTGCCATGCTCATCAACCAGCGCGCCGCCGAGGCGGGCAACGACTTGACGAAACATGAAGCCAACATGGCGCTACGCATGGCCTACCGTGCAATGCGCGCCGACACCGCCCGCGAGCTTCGCATCGGCTACGACAAGTTTATGAAGCCGGAGGAACGGGCGCGGAAGGCGATTGCCGACGCGATTTACACCCCGACGCTGGCGATTGAGAAACGCGCGGCGCAGTTGAATTTCAGCCCGGAGAAGCAACGGGAATACATCCGGCAGGCCGCGAGCGAGCGGTTGCAGACCATCGAGAAGGCGCTGAAAAAAATGGGCGTCACGCTGGACGAGATTCTTTCCGGCCAAGCGTTCCTCAGCCTGTCGCAAAACGCCATTCTCAAGCAGGCGCTCGCCGTGCGGACGGCGGAAGAGCGGATGGTGGTCAAGATGCTGCAAGCCAAGACGCCGCTTGAGCGCATCAAGAAAAAGACCGGGTTCACCGAGGAACGCATCGAGGGAATCCGCGCGATGCTCTACGAGGAACTGCTTGAAAAGGCCAAGGAGAAGGTCCGCGCGGGCATGAAGCTGGAAAACTTCAAGGATGCGATGAAAGGGCTGCAAGCCGCCCCACTTCCGGGCGCAGGGCTGACCGAAGAGCAGATTGAGGCGGAAGCGCGCCGGATCGTGGAAATCGGGTTTGGCATCCCGCGCGAGACGCCAAAGGCATCCGTCGCCAAGCCGAAGCGGATCAAGCCCAAGGCTGACACCGACCCGCATCAAGCCGACTGGACCCGCCCCGTGTTCACGGATGGTCTGAATGACTACGATTTCGACACCAAGGACCGGGCGGAGATTATGAAGCGGGTGGAGGCCATCCGTGGCATCGCCAGCGCCACCGGCAAGATCAACACGCTCACCGGCAAGAAGAAGGCGCAGGCGGAGGCGCTTTTGAAGGAGATTGACGCCATCCTTGCCAAGTATGGCACCGACTCGGAGAAAATCTTTGAGGCTGCAAAGCCGGTGGAGGAATACGCTTTCAACATCCACGACCGGGCGCACGTCGCCGCCATCGCCCGCGCGATCCAAGCGATTGACGCCGACATCGTGGACAAGGGACTTGAGTGGGTTTATTCATCCATCCTTTCCGGCATCCAGACGATGACGGTGAACGCCACCGCGGCAATCCCGGCGGCATGGGATATGACTGTGGGCCGCGGCTTTGAAATGGCGGTCAACGCCCTGTTCCGCGACAAATCTTCCTCCACGCCGAACGAGGTCAAATACATCCTCAAGGCCGCGCGCCCGGCGCTCGCCCGCGCCATGTCCAACGCATCCGCCACATGGGGCAGCGAGCTTCCCATGTTCGATGAGGATTTCTTGGGCAAGGCCGCGGACCTCGACAAGCTGTTTGACGGCCACGCGCCGAAGATTGGCGTGATTGGCGGCACCAAGGGCCGGATCATCCGCGTGCCGCTCCGCATCCTGCTTGCGACCGACGAGTTCAACCGCACGGCAATCGCGGTGGCGGAAGTGGGAGCGATGGCCTACCGGGTGGCGCAGGCGCAAGGACTCAAACCCGGAACGCCGGAGTTCGACAAGTTTCTCGCCAAGGAGGTCAACACAGCGGGCAGCTACTCCGCCAAGCTCGCCGCGGAAAAAGCCAGCAAGCTGATTTTCACCAACCCGCTGCCGGGGCAAACCAATCCCATCACGGACGAGCGCGCTCCCATCGAGGGGATTGGCGACGTGGTTGGCGCGGGCGCGGCTTTGCTCAACTCGCTTGTCACCACCAAGACCGACAACCTGTTTGCCAAGGCGTTGCTCGCCATTCTCCGCGTGAGCTTCTTCCCGTTCCAGCGCACGCCGTTCAACCTGATTCGCCGCGGCGTCCGCCACACGCTCAATCCCATCAGTTTGATCGACATTGCGGTGTTGATGACAAAGAACTCAATCACCGTTGATACCAACGGCAAAATCCGGTGGAAGTGGAATGCGCGTGGCCGCAACCCGGAAATCGTGGTTCGCCTCGCGCAGCAACTCCAAGGCGCGACTCTGCTTGCCGCCCTGATGTCGATGGCTGCCGGGGAGGGCGACGAGGACGATCAGGACAAGCCCATCCTCATCACCGGAAGCCAGCCGTTCACCCTGAAAGGCATGGCCGAGCGGGAAGCGCAAATGCGCTCAGGCCTTGGCCCCTACCGCATTTCCTTCCGCCGCAAGGATGGGTCCGAGCGGTTCGGATTCAACTATGGCAGGCTTGAGCCGCTCGCCACCACGCTTGGCACCACGATTGACTCCCTCAAGGCATACAAGCGCACGAATCGCGCCGGGGCTGATGGCGCGGGAGTTGCCTCTTCCGTCCTTGGCGGACTGGTGGCGCAGGCGCAGGACAAGACCTATCTGCAAGGATTTGCCGACTTGTTCAGTCTCGTCAACAACGCGCTCGAAAGCGATGAGAGTCTGAAAGACAACCGGAAGTTCCAGCAGTTCATGGCAAGCCGCGTGGCGATGGCGTTCCCGAACATCATCAAGCAACCGATCCGCGAGACCGACCCCATGTATCGCGCCCGCGCGGAGGACTTCATGCAGGAGCTTCTTTATCAGGCCGCGCCCTACGGCCAGAAGGAAGCCAAGGCCGATCCATACGGACGCTTGGCGGAAAAGACCGGCAATCCGGTGGGCCGCGTGTTTGACGTGACGGACGCGGGAACCGACCCGGTAAATCCCTACGACAAAGCGCTTCTCCGCTGGCGCGACTCCGGCCAAGGCAAGCCGTGGTTCCCCGCTCCGATTGTCAACGGCAGCTTCAAGAACAACCGCACCGGCAAGGAGCAGGACATGACGCAGGATCAGCTTGCCGAGTTCCGCAACATCGCCGGAAAGCGCGTCACCGCCATGCTCAAGCGCGAGGCCATCAACCTTGAAAGCCCGACCATCATCGACATCGAAAAAATCAAAGACGCTCATTCCAAAGCTCGCTCCGAGGCCAAGAAGATGATCGCCTACAAACATTCACGCTAACCCCAACGAAACGTAAAGGCCATGATCCAAGAACAAGTTGAGAGAATCATCGAACCGAAGGAAGGCGAGCAGCCGATACAGGACGACGGGCTTACCCCGTTGATGCCGTTTCCCACCTCCTACCTTCTCAACCGCGATCAGGAGGACGAGCTTGTGACCCACGCCATGCGGCGGCTGGAACAGCTTGAGCGGGAAACCGGGCGCGACGTGTGCGAAGGCGAGTGGTGGGGCAAGGATGCCCAAAACATCGAGATTCGTGACATGGAAGGCGTGGGCGGCGTGGAACAGACATGGATGGGCAAGCGCCACCTGTATGACCTCACCTACAAGAACGACGTTTCATGGCGCAGCCGTTTGCTTGGCGGAATTTTCGCCACGAGCAACCTCGTGGTGCCAGCCGTGCGCCGCGTGTGCCGCCAGATGATCGCCCGCGCGGTGAATTACTTTTTCGGGACCGATCCATGGTTTGCCATCTACCCGGTCGGGGCGCTCGACCGCGACCGCGCGGACAAGGCTGACCGCTACATCCGGTGGAAGATGGATCAGGCCAAGCTCAAGCGGAGCGAGGAACAGGGGATTGAGCGGGCGTTCATCATCGGTGAGGCCGTGGTGAAAACCTCATGGGCGAACCGGGCGCAGATTTACAAGACCCGCGCCCGCGTGCTCGTGGATGAAGTTGGCGCGGACATCCTTGGCGCGGATGGCGATTACATTCTTGAAGATGACCCATGGATTGCCGAGGCAATGGAAGACCCGGCCACCGGGGAAATGGTCCCGTCCGGCCAGATTGTCCTCAAGCGTGACGGCGCGACCCCGCAGCCGGAGCCGATGATTTTCACGGAAAAGGTAATCACCCGCCGCATCACCCACTACAAAGGCCCGGAGGCGAAGGTGATTCACTTCATGGATTTCCTTTGCCCGCTTGAAGCGGAAAGCATCCAGCAGGCGGATTGCGTGGTGCATCTTTACGACATGCCGCTGATGGACTTGGCGGACCAGTGGAAGAAGAGCATCGACGCGGGCGCAAGCGCGGAAGTGAAAGCGGAGTCAACCCGCCGCGCCATCGACTTGATTCGCACGCTTGCATCTTCCTCCGGCCAGCCAAAAAGCGCGCAGAACTCTGACAATGTGGATGAAACCACCGGCAACGGATCGCGCGACGAGCAGGTTCAGCCGGTCGTTGAAATCGCGGAGTTCCATCTCCGCTACGATTGCGACGGCGACGGCATCCTTGAGGATGTGATGCTCGTGGTGGACCGCCGCAGCCGTACGCCAATCTTCTACGATTACGAGGCCAATATCACCGCGGACGGCTTGCGTCCGTTCTCGGTGATCCGCGTGAACGAGGTTCCGGGCCGCTGGTATGGCATCGGTGCCATGGAAATGTTCAACACTTCCCAGCAGATTCTTGACCTCCTTATCAACCGTTGGAACTTCGCCAACTCGAAAGCCGCGCGCGTGGACTTCTGGAATCCGCACAACACGCTTGAGGGCCGCGCCAACCCGCACCTTGAGTTGAATTGGGGTGGCACCTACACCCCGGCCCCCGGCAAGACCGCCAAGGACTGCTTGGAAACCGTCTATCTGGAAAACAACACCGCCGACCAGATTCAGGAACTTGCTGAGTTCTTCATGCAGATGATGATGAATGAATCCGGAGTGATGAACGGCAACGACGGACAAACCGCCGGGCTGGAATCATCCAAACTCGCCACCGGAATCCGCAACATCGAGAAAAGCGGGCAGGAACTTTTCAGCCTCTACCTTGGACACCTTGAGCCGGGCGTGAGTGAGACGCTGACAAAGATGGTCAAGATGATGATGAGCCGCCTCGATGGCATGGAGGTCTATCGCTATTTCGAGGAAGGCGAGGGCGGCGAGGGCATGGGTGAGTTCCGCGAAATCAACCCCGGCGACATTTCCAACATGGAACTGGATACCCGTATCCTGCTTACCCGCTACCGCGGCGAGCAGATTCTTGAATCCTCCATCCGCGCATGGGAGATTGTGGAGAAATACTATGCCCAGCCGAGCATTGACGTGCAGATGCGGACGCAAAATATGGCAATCGACATCCTCAAGGCGCTGCAAGTTCCGAACGCGGACAAGGTGATCGAGCCGCTGCCGCTCCAAGCAATGCCCACCGGCCCGGTTGACGCCACCGGAACCGCGCAAGCCGTCGCTCCGAAACCACGTCAATCCACCCCCAACCTATGACAACCGACCAAAAGGCTGAACTGATGCGAACGGCTGAAAGGGCCGTTCAAGACATGGAGTTTCTTTCCAAGTGCGACGAGTTCAAGCGGTTCATGGATCACTTCCGCAATCGCTCGGACAAACTGGCGGATGAAATCCTCCATGGCGACATGCAGGATGATGAGCGGGAGAAGAAACGCCAGTTCCGGCTTGGAATCCTTGAGGTTCTACGCGGAATGAGCGAAATCCACGCGGCCAATTCCATCATCCTCCGCAATCAGGGTTAAGCTCCCGGCCCTCCGTTTGCAGGCGCTCCGGTGGCAGTATTCCATGCCGGATCGCCCGCGGAAGTTTGGTATGGAAACCACTCGGTTGCGGTGATGGTGAGAGATGCGGATATTGTGGGATAGCCAGCTAGTCCAGCGGCCCATGCTTTGATAGGGATTGGCGTCGGAGACGATGCAAGCACAAGGTCGGCGTCAAATTCCAAAGTATCCGAGGCAACAATACTATGCAATCTTGGATCCGAACATCCAGAGACAAATGGAACGGGCGGATCGTCGGTCCCGTCGGTTCTAAAGTCAAACCAACCCTGAAGCCAGAACTTTCCGTTTTCGTCTTCAAAAATCGGAACGTGGTCAAATGTTCCAATCCAGCCGGGGAAGCCCGGACCGATACGGATCGGTGCCAGCCTGGACTTCCACCATTCATGGCTGACATTTTCAAACCAAAACGATGCCTCTGTGTTTCCGTTTTCATCAGTCCGATGGGTCTTGAACACTTCCAATTCCGTGGGCAAACCCCATTCCGGTTTTTCAAGGCGCATCAATCCGCTTCCTGTTTTGGTTACAATCGTTGGAGCGCTATCGACCGCGGCTTCGATTTCCAGCGTCCAATCCAACTGCACTACGCGATAAAGAAGTTCCACCACCGCATGCAATGGCAACGGCCCAATGAGAAATCCGGTAGGGAACTCGAGCCCGGTTTGAAGATCGGCCAAGTCCTTCCTGATGGTCAGATAAGGCCATGGATATTTGCTCCTTGATGACCTGCTTCTCCATGTGATCCTTTGACTCATAGGCTGTCCTTGTGAACTGGCGATGATTCAAAAACCCGCACGGCGGCACCGTTTAACAATCCATGAGTGAGCATTTGCGCTGTGAAAGCCGCTTGTGACGCGGTTGCCGTGTCGTCCACCTCGTCCACCTTGCCAATCAAAAGCCGCGCCTTGTTTTGTTCTCCGGAATCATTAAAGCTGACTTCATTCGTGTTGGTCGATGCGGGCGAAATGGCGGAAAGCGTCCAGTTGCTTGGTTCCATGGCATCAATATCGCATTCAAGCACGATGAATTGCGCGCTTGAAAAGGTGTTCCATGCGTCAAACCCGGCTGCAACAATATCCGCCTCGCTGCCATTGGTCCCATCCGTGACAGAACTGCCCTCATAACCCACCAGCCATTCATGGATGCCCTCAACCGTTCGGACGAAAAGCTTGAACGGGTGATTGAAAACTCCGGCTACCTCGTCCGCAGGAACAGCCCCAAGCGTCATTGCCGGAACCATCCATTGATTGTTGAACCCGGTGATGCCGGATGGCGTTTGCACCACTTGGCGTTCAGCCCCGCGCAGGAGATTGACAATCGTGGCAAGCTCCCGCTCAAGAGCCGCTATGCGCTGTTCGGCATTGGCAAGTTCGGTTTGCAGGCGAAAAGAATCGTCCATGACGCATAGAAACTGCATTTGCAGAATTTTTGCAATTTCAATCTTGACGAAACGTAAAGACTGACGCCCATCGTGCTCATGTCAGACACAACTCAGGCGCAAGCCGACTTGCCGGACGACCAAGTGACGGTTTCCGATCCATTGGACGCGGAAAACTCCACCAATGGTGGGATGAGTGATCTTGCAAAGTTTGAAGAGGAAATGGCCATCATGGACATGACCCCTGCTCCACAGGAACAAGGCGAAACGCCTGAGAATGGGGAAGAAGGAGAATCGACCGAGGGCCAGCCATCCGAAGAGAACGAACAGGAATCACCCGAAGAAGAATCTGACGAGCCGGAGGAATCCGAGGACGAGCCAGCAGCCAACACGTCAAACCGCTTCCGCATTCGTGCGAAAGACGACGTTGAGGCCGAGGCGCTTGCCCTGCGGAAACGCCACCCGGATTGGTCGCTTGAGAAGTGCATTGCTTCGGCAAAAGACATTTTGGGCGTCAAGCCGGAATCCGGTGAGCAACATCAGGATTCACCACAGCAAGCCGATACGGGCGAGAGCATCGAGGCGCAACTCAAGGAACTGCGGCAAAAGCACAAAGAGGCTACAACCGCGCTGGAATTTGAGTCCGCCGCCGATATTTTTGAGCAAATCGAGGCGCTGCGCGACAAGCAAGTGGTTGTTCGCATTTCCGAAATGCAGGAGAAATCCCGCGCGGAACAGCGGCAAGCCGAGGAATACGACAGGAAATGGGACGAAAGCGAGCGACAAGCCGTGACGTTCTACCCTGCCGCCAAAGACCCCAATTCAGCACTTTCCAAAAAGATCGCGGAGTTGGATCAGCGGATGAAAGACCTTGGCGACGACCTGTTTTTCGATCCTGAAAAGCCGTTCGTACTGGCGAAGGAAGCCGCGCGAATCCTCAAGGTTCCCATGGCTGACCCCAAAGCCGCAAAAGCGGCCAAGTCTGTTTCTTCTCCGAAAAGCCCCATCGAGCCAGCAAGCGGAAACGCTCGCACAACCCCCGTCAGCCCTACCAAGCGGCTTAATGAGGAGTTGGATGCTCTGGACAGCCTCGACGCCTTTGAGGCGCACGTTGGCGCGATGAGCTTCGGATAACTACCTCGTTTGCCCAGCGGTGGAGATGGCGGGTTTCCCGGTCCCAAAAGGACTTAACAACCAAACCATCAACCAATTACCACCATGGCATACGACATTACACCCGCGACAACGAAAACCACGTTGTACGCACAAGACGCCGCCTCTCTCCGCCAGAAATGGCACAAGGGGGCGCTACTGGCCGAAGAAGAGGAAGATTTCTTCCAACAATTTGAAGGCAACATGCGGGCACCCATTTGGGTGCAAAACGACCTCTCCAAAGGAGACGGTGCCAAGATGACCTTCACCACCACGTCCGGATACTACGGCGAGGGCAAATACGGTGAGGAACTCTTTGAAGGTCCGTCAGACTACGAGAAGGATGACATCGACTCGTTCGACCTCAACGTGGACTTCATCCGCAACGCGGCGTCCCGTTCCAAGCGTGCGGACGAAATCATGGGCCTCATGGACGAGCTTAAATCGCTCGTGCCCGTCAAACTTGGCAAGTGGCTGGGCCGCACCAAGCGCGACAACATCATGGGCTTGTGCGTCCTCACCCTGCCGCAAGAAAACCGGATTTATGCCGGTGGCAAAACGCTTGCAACCCTTGGCACCGCTGACGTTCTTTCATGGGACGACATCGTGACCACGGGTGCCGCGATGAAGCCGCTCGGTGGCCTTCCGGCCAACATTTCGCGCGATGGAGCGGTGCCGATCTGGTCACAGACTTTCATCCCGTCCGAAACCGGCGCGCTTTCGCTGCGACTCGACGCGGATTACAAGTCTGTCCTGTCCAGCGGTGACGTTCGCGGTCGCGGCAACACGCTCTTCAAGGGCGGTTATCCGTCGATTGACGGCCACACTATCGTTCCCCACAACGCCCTCAACCATGCGGGCAAGGGCGCGGTTGGTTCGTTCCTCGCTCCCGAAGCCTATCTTGGCGTTTCCATCGCCGCAGGTAGCGACGCCGCGCGGGTTCTTACTGGTGGCGGCACTGACAACGCTGACAACAGCTTGACCGGAACCGGAAAACCGTTGTGGTTCAAGTATTTCGGAGGCCACGACTTCAAGTTTGTGGACACCGGAGCACTTGACGTTTCCGCATCGGCCATCGGTGACGTTGCTGGCCCGTATTACGCGATCATCTACAACACCAGCGGCACCGATGCTGGCAAGTGGGGCTTCGTGAAATACACCACCGGCAACGATGGCAACAAGATCACCATCTTGGAGTTCCTGTGTGATACGGGTGCGGCTGCCGCCGGAACCTATCGCAAAGGCACCGTGGGGTCTGTCACTTGGTCCGCTGGCGTCAATACTGAAAAGTGGGACTCCGGCGCGCTTATCATCCCGGCCAACATCAAGGGAGTGCAAATCGGTCACACCCTCGCCCTTGGACGTGCTGGCATCCTCCGCGGCTACGGCTCCGCCCGTGCGCAGCGCGACATCGAGATGGACAACGGCAACTTCATCAAGCGCGTGTTCATCATGTCGGTATTCGGTCAGGCGCTCCGCAGGGACCGCAAGAACCGCGTTCCAGCGGTGGCATTGCTCACCCACGCCTTGAGCCGCCCCGGCATCAAACTGCCGACCGTGGCTTAATCCACACCCAGCCGGGGGAGGCAACACCTCCCCCGGCCAACCTTTCCCCCTTTTTCCATGAAAGCCGTATTCCGAGTTTCCAACCGTTTGCGCGCAGCCGCGCCTATCCCTCGTGATTTCCTTCCAATCCCCGGCATCGAGCATGTCGGGCTTTGCTACCAGCAACGCATCATCACCGATCCGGAAGAGTTCAACGCGACACTGGCAAGGGTTTTGGACCCGCGCTTTCAAAGCCGCGGAGCGGTGATCCAGCCATACATGCTGACCGCCTCCGACGTGGCGGGACTTTCCGCAAAGCCGGTTCCCGCTCCCGCTCCTGTTGAAGCGCCGCCCCCGGTTGAAGAAGTCGCCTCGTCCCCGAAATTCCGCACGGAAGGGGATGACATTTTCATGGGCAACGAGCGCGTGGGTGGGATTTACGAAACCGGCTTCCGCTGTGCCAAAGGTCATGCCGAACTCCGCGAGGAAATCGAGGCATGGCTCAACACCCAACCTGAATCACCACAATGAGTGCTTTTTCCGATTTCCTTGAAAACGAGTTGATGGATCACATGTTCCGCAACTCGGTTTATTCCAAGCCCGCGTTGCATTTCGCCCTGTTTACCGCCGCGCCAAGCGATTCCGGCGGAGGAACGGAAGTGACTGGCGGCAGCTACGCGCGTGCCACCGTCACCAACGACAACACGGCTTTCCCGCAATGCGCGGCCACCGGCACACCGACCAAGACCAACGCGCTGGCAATTACCTTCCCGACCGCATCGGCGGCATGGGGGACGGTCACGCATTGGGGCATTTTTGATGCTTCAACCTCTGGCAACCTGCTTGCGCATGGCGCTCTTGCCTCCACCCGCACGATTGCAAGCGGAGATGTTCCGCGTCTTGCGGTGGGAGCCATTTCCTTGACCATGAGCAACGCCGTATCCGGCGGCTTGACGGACTTCGCCAAGCGTAAGTTGCTCGACCACGTTTTCGGCGGTCCCGCTTACACCCCTATTGCCACGCTCTACACCGGACTTGGCACGGCTCTCAGCGGCGAAACCATCACCGAATGGGCGGACACCGCTTACACCCGCCAAGCTACCGCGTTTGACGCGGCATCCGGCGGCGCATGTATCAACGCCGATGCGGAAACCTACACGGACGGAGGCGGCGCGGATGATGTCGCCACCCTGACCCACTTCGGGGTTTGGGACGATTCCGGAGCGGGCAACCTGCTGGCCGTTGGTCCGCTGGGAGCATCCCGCTCCATCGTCGCAACCGACGCCGTGACCCTGCCTGACGGTTCTCTTTCGATTTCACTCCAATAATCTCCATGGTTGATGTTGATGCCAGTTTCTCAACTTCACTGGTTCCGGTTGTCGCAGTCACTTCCGGAACCGGGCGCATTGTAGCCGCTGGATTTTCAACCGATCTGGTGGCGCTTGTGGATTTGCAAAATGTCAGAAGCCGCACGGCATCGGCAAATTTCATTTCCTCGCTCGATGCGAATGTTTCGCTGGATGATGCCAGCGTAACCACTCGCCAGCTATCCGCCTCGCTCATTACTTCGCTCAATGCTTCCGTGAGCCTGTCCGGAGCAAGCGACCGGCGCGGGCGGACGGTTTGCGAGCTTGTGAAAGAGTCGCTTTCCTTGTGGGGGTTCCTGTGCTCGAAAACCGCCCCGCGCTACGCGCTGGATCGCGCCATCACGGACTTGAACACGGCCATGCAAATGGTCTGGAACAATGCGGAAGGGCATGACTATTGGAGCAATGAGGCGCTGACGATTCCGCTCAACGACGGGGAAGATGAATACACGCTGCCGGACAGCGTGCAAAATGTCGTTGGCCCGTGCCGCCGGGCGGATAACAACCGCCCGCTGACCCCGCTCAACTCCATTGGCGAGCTTGAGACGTTCGTGGACCTTTACTTGAATGGCGAAACGGCATCCGAGCCGCTTGCCTACCATGTTGACCGCTACAAGCAAAGCGCCGACGATCCGGCCAAGTGCGTGTTCCGCGTGGTCCCGGCTGTCTCCGGTGCGACGGTCAGCTTCACGCTGGAAGTGGTGAAGGAGTGCCCGCGCTACACCGTGGACGACCTCAACACCTGTCCGCTGGTCCCGATTCCGCACCAGTATGCGGAAACCCTGCTTATCCCGATCATCCGCTATCACGCTTCATCCTATTACCTGTTCGCCGCTGCGGATCAGACGCAAAAAGAAACCATCGACCGGGAGTATGTCCAAGCGCGCATCGCCCTTGGGCTGGCTGACCCAAACCCGGTCAAGATGAGAGAAGGGGGTGAGGTATGAAAGCCATCGCCCTTGGGAACCGGCTGGCGCGTGACCTTGGCGGCACGTTCACCGAAATGGATGCCGATGCACGGCTGGAAGTGCTCGATGCGATCAACGGCGGGCTGCAAAAGCTCCATGCCGTCGCCTCGCATGAATCCAAGATCACCACGGCTGGCATTTACCTCCCGGCCCCGTCCACGGTTTCGCTCGGTCTTACCAACGGCAGCGCCACGGTGACGGGACACACGTTCACCTCGGAAGACTTTTATCGCACCATCCGGATCGACGGTGATCCGATTGACAACCAAATCATTTCCGAAACTGAACTGCTGCACCCATACACCGGATCGACCGGCACGGTGGACGCGATCATTTACAGTGATGCCGCCACCGTGCCTGAGCCATACGATGAACTTGTCGGCAACCCTTTCATCATGGAAACCCGGAGCGAGCTTTTCCCGTTCCAGCCTGTTGCCGATCCCTACTCCACCCGGCACATTTGCGAGCCTGAGCTTTACCATGTCGAGGCAAACGCCCGGAACCAAAACCCGCCAGCGCCATCGGTGATCCGGTTCAACTCATTGCCGGGAGTCGCTTACCGGCTGTCTGCAAAATTCACGCTGGCCCCGGCGCGCATCGCTTTCTCCGATTTGCTTTCGCCCGGCGCGGATATTCCGCTGCGGGAGGAACACGTTGAACTTTACCTGTTGCCTATCGCCCGCGGCCTGCTTGCGCTTTCCGACCGATGGAAGAACCCGGACACTCGCGGGGCTGCCGCCAAGGCCGGTGAAAACGCTGTCGCTGACTACGAGGCATTGGTTCCTCACACTCTTGCCACTCCTTCAAACTTCGCCCGAACCAAACGAGGATTCTAAATGGAAAACATCATCACCATCGAAGAACTCCCGGCTTTCATTGACGATGCAATCACCAAGGTCAATGAGGGCGTGGCGCTTGCCCGCCGCCGTGGAATCCTCGCGGAGCTTCCCAAGGAGGTTCAGTTCGACGTGTTGCTTGTCTCCAAATGGCAAGACCCGAATCACAAGGCCGTCTCCACGGAAAAAACTTCCGACAACGGAGAATCCAAGACGGTTCAAGACGGCACCAGTGTTCGCACCAGCCAAGAAAACAGCAAGCAATCAAGCAATAGCTCCAATCAAAACAACTCCGCAGGCCAGAACGCAACTTACACCTACTCCGATTGACCCATGCCGCGAACTCTTGACAGCAAAACCACAAGTAGCAGTTCCAGCGTTAGTTCTGGAACTGACTCAGGTTCTCGCGCCTCAACCCAATCGTCAAACGGAACGGAAAAAAGCACGTCCACCCGCACGGATTCAGGCGGAAGAACAGGCGAGTCCTCCCAATTCGCCAACATCGCCGCCAGAATCTCTTTTTCCATCCCGATCCTCGGGCGAGTCCCTGCGGATACAAACTCCAACTCCTGTTGACCATGAGCATCCGCAACCGCATCACCCAATACCTCTCATCGGTCCTTTCCAGCCGCATCTGGTTCACGACCGGGCCTCGGCTCGTCGGCAAATCAGCCGTAGGGGCGGGATACGGCGGAGAGATCACCGTCGGCACCGGCCTCACCCTTTCCGGTGGAGTCCTTAGCGCATCTGGCGGAGAGGTGAGCGACATCGCATACAACGAAGCGACATGGAACGGCGTGACCACCATCGCGCCGAGCAAGAACGCCGTGCGGGACAAGTTTGAGTCGTTGGTTGCCCCTACGGCCCTCGCCTTCGCGGGGATTGATCCGAATGGGGAACCAATTCTCGCCGCCCGCATCGTTGGAGGTGCATATGATGGTTTGATTCTTCGCGAGCAAGGGACTTCATACGGGAATGGGAAAGTGCTTTTCGGCTTGGATTATGTCTCCTATCCCGTCACTTTCATCAATTGGGGTAGTTCTACATACAGTTTCAATTACAACACCAGCGGCGTGGGATCTTCTGCCGCAGCGATTGGAACGGATTATCCATGGGAGGCCGATTGGACCGGATCAGGATTTACCGTCGTTGAAGATGAGGTTGTCGTTGGAGGTGTTCCCAACCCGCCCGCCATCGTCACCGGGCCGCCGACGCCCGCTCCCGCCACACCGCCCGTCATCTTCACTCCATAAAAAATGCCCGGTGGTATCGTCAGCAACTGGAAACTCACGCTCGATCCGGCAGGCACTCCGCTGGTGCTCATCAACATCGGCGACAAGCTGGAGGAGGAGCTCTCCATCGGCTTGAGCCGCTTGATCGATGTGATCCCTCTGGTGCGCGGCACCGCGCCGCTTATCCGCAACCGCGGCAACGCGGTGACACAGCTTTCGTATGCGATCTATCAGGACGCGGCATCCGATGCGGTCTCAAGGCAGGACCTGCTCACCTCCTTGATCACATCTTTGAGCGCGGACCCCAAACCGCTTAAAGTGGAAATCAGCACCATCACGGATCGTTACTGGCAGTTCGCCTCCGCGATCATCAGCGATGTCACGCCGCTGCGCTACATCCCCGCCAAGAATCCGCGCCGTCTCACGCGCTACTCCATCACCGCCACCAGCCTCAGCCAGGTGGGTCCTTGAGCCATGGAAAAATTCGATTACACCCTGAGCTTGCAGACCACCGGCGCGGACAAGTCCGCCGCCGATGTGCAAAAGCTGGGCAACGCCATCGAGCAGGTGGAGGCCAAGGTGCGAAAGGAAACGGCCGCCACCGAAAGCGCCACCAGGGCCAAGCAGGAATACAGCGTCACGGCATCCAAGGTCACGGCATCGTCCGGGGCGATGGGCCGCGGCATCCAGAATGTGGCCTTCCAGTTTCAGGACATGGCCGTGCAGGCGGAGATGGGAGTCTCCGCCACGCGCATCTTTTCCCAACAGGTGCCGCAGTTGTTAGGCGGCTTCGGCGCGATCGGAGCGGTGGCCGGTGCCGTGATCGGAATCGGCGTGCCGCTGGCCGCCGCACTCTTCCGCAGCGGCAAGGAAGCGGAGGATGCCGCGCCGAAGATTGATGAGATCAACGATGCGCTTGATAACTTCGCCGAGTCCGCTGAGAGAGCCGCCGATGCCAAGCGCGCCGATGTGAACGAGGCATGGATCGAATCCCTCGACGCCGAGGAGAAATCCTATGAGCGCATCAACCAGCGGCTCGCCATCCAGATCGCGCTCAACGCCAAGCTGCGCGCGATCAAGGAAGGCGGAGACGCCGCCGAGCGGGAGGCCCGCATCGCCGAGATCGAGGCCGATCCCAACAAGTCCGAAGAGGATAAAATCACCGAAACCGCCGCCATCCGGGAGGAAGCGGCACGCGCCGCCGCCGCCGCGGAAAAACAAAAGTTGGATGACCAGGCGAAGCTCGACGCCGCCGCCGCAAGAGACGCGCAGGCCAAGGCAGCACGGCAAGCGGCGGATGCCGAAACGGCAGCGCAGGCAAGGGCCGCATTTGAGGCCCAAAGAGCGGTTTTAGAAC